ATTGACGGCCCTTGAAGATGTTGCTGCCTTGGCAACAATTGGGGCGACTTATCCGGAACTGATGCTTTATTTGCAAGCTGAAATGGCGAAGTGTGAGCAAGCCCTTGCAGCACAGCCAGAGCAGGAGTTTGACTACAAATTAGCTTTTGGTGAGTGGTTGGACAAAACAGAGTGGGTGCAGGAAAAGATAAATAGTGGGCACTTAGGGGTGCGCTATCTAGGGATGCACAGAGCGGATGTACTGCGCGATCTTGCGTATCCAAATACGGTGACAGGTAAAGCCCCGCAACAGCGCAAGTGGCAAGGTCTGACGGATGAAGATGTAAACAAGGAGTCCGCCATGATTGACTTAAAAATGAAGCTGGCATTCCACAGCGGGATGTACGTAGCTCAAAATATTCTGAAGGAGCGCAACACATGACTGACGAAGACGACGAGTTCGAGAGGATCGAACGTGAGATTAAGTTCAAGTTGGACAGCACCCGCACGGCAGTGGTGTCCGACAATTACTACTGGATTCCCATCGACGCATCAACGCCCACCAATGTCAAAATCCTGCTGCTTGGGCGGTCAGGAGTAGCGACGATGGGACACTATGAAAACACGCCGGGTACGCAGTTTTGGACGCACTGGGCACCACTACCTCGAAAGCGCCCGTGAAGACCGAACTCCTCGTGCGCAACACCCTGCGCCAATGTGACGACGGTCTGACTATGACGCAGATTTCTGCCCGATCAGGCGTACCTTACCGAGCTGTCCACCGGGCGGTCAGCAAGATGCCCGACGTCTACATCGACCGGTGGCAGCCCCCGGTGGGCGCGTCCCCTTATCAAGCCGTCTGGTGCGTGGTAGAGGTACCTGAAAATTGCCCGCACCCCGTGCATGGGGGTTCCTGATGACTTGGGCCTACATAGAGCACCTGCTAGGGCGAGGTCTGCACTGGGACAAGTCACAAGAAGAGCTGATGCAGGCTATAGAGCAAGCCCGGGCAGACTGTCAATTTGATGCCGCCGAGCATATCCGCATCATACTAGCCCGGCGCAACATAGTGCAGGTGGAAAAGCAGCGCGACCCCCGGCTCACTTCATCTTAGCGATATCAGCTTCGATGTCAGGCCCGACTACTGGGGAGACTGCGTTCGCATCGGCTTCAATGTCTGCCGGCGCGCTTTCTGGGGACGGGGCTGGCCAGACTGCGCCAGCTGTCCCAGTTGTGGTACCGGCCTCAACAGCGCCGGCACCCAGCGCCCGTTGCGGGGCTCCAGCAGCTTGTTTTTCTAGCAGCTGCACAACGGCCGCAACCTCGTGTGGGTCTTTGCTCATCAGCATATCGGCCATCTTGGAGGCGGTTTTCTCGTTGATGCTCGCCTTGCCTATTGTTCTTGACGCTAACCCGGTCAGTGACTGCCAGAAGTTACCGGACGCAGCCTGATTAAACGCCTGGGCGATGTCGCTGTTCTCTTCCAACTGCTCACGCATTTGCGTACGCTTGCCTGTCTGTGAACCCCCTAGCACTTTGTTAGCTTGGCCGAACAACTGAGCTTCGCGCTCTAGCGCATTCTTGAACAACTGGAATTGGCCTGGATTGTCAAACAGGGGTTGCAGTTTAGTCTGCATCTCGGGCGAACCAATAATGCGCTGGGCGGCATTGAAGTTGCCTGAGGGGTCCATTATGCGGCTGTACAGGTTACGCGCCACCCCGGTGCGGTAGGCTTCTTTCTCAGCTTGACTCATGCCGGCAACGAGTTTGACGATCTGCTCATGGTCCAGTTTGCCAAAGTCGGCCAGCCCCGAGCGCATTGCGTCAATCACTTCCATCTCACCCGCGTATGCGCCACGCGCCTGTTTGTAGGCGCCAACATTCTCATCTATCGCATTCACAAACTGTTTACGCAAGTCGCGCAGCGCGGTTGCTTCGGCAGACTTGCCGGTGCTGTACATGCTGTCAATAGTGGCGTCAATACCCCGCTTCATGTAATCCAGCGTGCGAACATCAGGGAGCTGGGTGCTGATGACGATAGTGTTGCCTGCGGGGTCTCTACCAAGGGTGTATATCTCCTGCAGCTGGTACCTGCTAGGGTCTTCGCCACGGAGCTTCGCAGCCATAGCCTCCTTGTTGGCGATCTCTTTTGCCTTGGCAAAGAAACCTGCAAACTCGGGGTCCTTAAGCACTGTGTTGATGCGCGGGTCATCTACCGTTCCGTGTGCGTAGGCGTTGTCGTAGAGCGTCTTGGCGCGGTCACGCAGGTCTTGCACCAGCTTCTGCTCGTCGGCGTAGTAGTCACCGGGCTGCAGGCCCTTCTTAACCTGAGAATAGGTACGCTCGCGTGCGCCTGTTTTCTGCTCTGTCAGGGTTTTCTCTACCTTACGCGCCCCTGAGCCTGTACGCTGCGCCACAGCCTCGGCTAGGTCAGACAGCGCAGGGCTGACGTTGGCTGTAACCGAAGGCACCCGCATTGCCCGGTCTTGCGCCATCTTTATGGCAATGTCTTGGGGTGACAGATTGGATTCTTGTAGGGCTGCATTGAGTTTCTCAGCCGCTCTGGTTTGGATGCGGGCCTCGGTCGGCGCAACCCGGTCCAAGAGCCACTTGCTCGCACCCCCAACACTCCGAATCGCGAGCGGTGCCGCCGCGCCTATTGCCGCGCCTAAAGCTGCGCCTTGGCCGGCACCTGAAAGACGCTCACCTTCCTTGGCGGACCCAGCACCCGAGACTGCTCCCGTGGCTGCACCTAGCCCAGCCATGCGGCCCAGCGCGCCCATAGTTGAGCGTTGGAGCTGCGCGGCACCGGCGGGTTGGCCGCCCGGAATCAACATCGCGGCAACACCCGGCGCAGCCCCGCCAGCAAACTCCAGCGCGCCGGACACGAACGGAGACTCCTTAGAGTATTCACCGTATTCTTGCCGGATCTTGGACAGGTTCTGCTCGTACGAGCCCTGGCCCAGCTTGGAGCGTAGCCATGCTTCGGCCTCGTCGCCCCAGCCCATGGCAAGGCCTTGCCCAAGTACGGCACGGGCTGCGCCGGTAAGTTTGTCAGGTCGCCTACGCCCTGTCACCAGGTCAGATAGTGTCAGATCAGCCATTATTCAATCTCCCCCGTAGCCGGTGCGGTGTCTCGGTACAGCCCTTGGTTGATCTCATTGAGTCGCTTGGCCGAGCGCTCCCTTACAGACTGGAGCGCTTTGTAGCCGTTCTTCATGATGAGGCCGCGCTCTTCCTTGCTCTTCGAGCTGAGACCCTGCACATCTTGCAACGCCTTGCGCTCGTCGTTGGAGATGGCGCCAGGGAATGTAGCCTTGAGCTGCGAGAGAGCAGCTTTCTCAAGCAGATTCTCCATCTCGCGTGTGTTGACGACTTTGGGGTCTTTAGAGCCAACAGCCTCAAGCGCTTTACGTTGCACCACGTCCACCGCAGACGTGTCGAATGTGGTCGGGTTCAGAGCATAGGCTCGTTTCAGGTTGGCAAGGGCTTGGTCCGTTTGAGCGACCATGTCTTCAGTGTCCGTCTTGAGCTTCAACTCCTGCGGTGTGAGCTTTTTGGCTTGTTCGGCAGCGCGTTCTCCGGCTTGTCGCCTCAACTCTAGACCCTGCTGCGCGATGCTAGCCATGATTGCTTTGTACTCATTACCTTGGGACATCTTGTCATCGATGTACTTGCTCACGAATTTGTTGAACTCCGGAGTGCCACGCACGAGCCCTGCGTCAGCTGCCAGTCTACCGGCTTCGGAGGCCGGGGTTCCTGCTTTGTACTTCTCACGCAGAGCCTCTAGGTCGCGAGCGCGTCTGTCGGTTAGGTCGGCCAGATCTCGCGCACGTACATCTCTCATCTCTTCACCGGCCAAAGTGCGCAGTGCGCCGAGATCTTCTTTGGCGGTTTGCATCTTCATCTTCTGACCTTCTAACCCCAGCGTCAAGGCTTGTGTGCGTTGGGCTTTCTCGGCCGCGCGCTGAGCTTTCTGCTGCTCACCCAAGACCTCACCCGCTTTGCCCAGGCTCTCACCAAAGCTACCCGTGCGCGTAGGGGCGCCAAAAGCTGCAGCCAGCTGGAAGTACATCTCTGCTTTGGAAGGGGCTGCCTCGCCGGGTGCAGCAATCGCCTTTTGCAGCATCTGGTTAAAGGCTTCAGTCTGCTCGGAGGCGGCCTTACGCGCATCGGCCAACTCCTGGGCATAAGGTTGTGTTGCGGGCTGGTACTTGTTGTACATAGCCATGACGTCTTCATTCGATGCCATAGGCGCTGAGTCAACTAAGCTTCCCTCAGCGTAATTGCGGCGAACCATACCGCCCCGAGCGTATGTTCCGCCAAAGCCTCCTCCACCCCCTTCGCCCTCACCGCCTGTAACGCTACCGAAGTTACCCGTGTTTGCACTGTCTGAGTCGCCATAAAAACTACCCATATCGGTAGATATAGATCCTAAGGGCGTGCCGGTTGGTGCTGGCCCTATTGGCCCACCAACAGTACTTGGCGTAGAAGTCATTGCAGCTGCTTCGGCCGCCCGCTGGTCTTGCGCCCCCTGCGAGTACGCACCAGTTTGCGCATTTGTTTCCATGCGCGAATCGGAATAGGTCGGAGCACCAACCGACATACTAGCCTCTCGAGCGTTATCCGCAGCCGTTTGCGCATCAATCGCCGTTTGTGCTGCGTCCGAGTAGGTACTCATGTCTACAACAGGTGCTGGGGCTTGGCTACCAATTAACCCCGCTAAAAGCCCGCCGGTAAGGCTACGCCCACTGGTGTCCCAATTGCCCATGTCTGCTCGGAAACCACCACCGCCAAAGTCTTGCCCGCCGTCCGCAAGCCGCTGAAGCACTGAAGCCGCTACCGGAACTGCTGGAGCCATCGGCGCTGCAGGTACCTTAGGCGTTGTGTACCCTGCGCCATACTCATACGTCGGGGTATCGAGCATTTCGCCGGTGAATGCGGGGTCGTACACGCTACGCGAAGCAACTCGTTGTTTGTAGCTGTCGAGCCATTTGTCGTACGCCGAGCGGTCGGTTGAGTACTTGCTCATCAGGTCCGCGTAGTCCGGCGCTGCAGTGTCTACGGGCTTTACCATACCGGCGTAGGGGAGCTGCTGTGAGCTGACCCCGTAGCGCTGCAAGAGTTGTTGGTACTCGTTCATTACTTGGTCCCAAGGTTATAGAGGCCTGCTCCTGCGGCCATACCCGTAGCCAACTGGGACAGCGGAGAAGCTGAGTAGGTGGCGCCGGTGCTGCTGCCCGACTGCGTCTGCGTGGTGGGTGTGATTGGCGCCATGCCCCGAATCTGGGTGCTAAGCCAGTCCATCTGCTGGCGCGGGTAAAGCTGTTCGTTTTGCCACTGCTGTTGGGCGGCGGTGAGTTCGGCCTGCTTCTGCGCCTGTTGGCCGCGACCAGCTGCTTCGAGCGCGGCAGCGTCGGCGGTGCTCATCTGCTGTTGCGTTCCGGCAAGGTTAGCCATCTGCGTCAGTGCGCCCTGTTGCCTAGCTAAGTCGGCCTGCGACGCCCCTAAGGCTTGACCGTAGCCTGCTTGCAGCGCTTGCGACTGCTGACCCAACACCGACTCGCCAACATCACGCAACGCGCGCGAACCAAACTCACCCATTCGCGAGCCGCCGAATTGGCCCGCACGCACAAAAGCGTCCGACACGCCGGGCAGTAGGTTCTCGCTCAAGTTGCGCGCACCGAGCTTGGCAATCTGGTCGGTGACGTTGGCGGTATACGGGTTCATGTATGCCCCGATATTGCCAACCGAAGTCGCCCCGGCCAGATTTTGCATACCTGTCTGCGCTTGCTCTAAGCCCGGCCTCCAAGCACCCTGGTTAGCTTCGATGTCTGAGTATGCTTTCTCCTGCAGCGGGGAAAACGAGGCCACAGTGGGCATTGTGTAAGGCTGGTAGGGTGCATTCGCAATACCCTGTGCCACCTGGATCTGGTTGTAGATCGCGTCCTGCATCCACTTGGGAGTCTCAGACGTGCTGGTGGTGTAGGATGTGGCGGTCTGGGGTGAACCCTGGAACAAGCTGGCCATTATGCGGCCTCCTTCAAATATGAGAGTGGTGATTTTGCATCAGGGCTGAATTTGCCTTTGGAAAGCGCCGCGCCCTTGTGCTTGCGCAGCTGCTCCCGCATTTGGTCGAGCCGCTGTGCTCCGGCCTTGGTTGAGCCGTCACCCACAAGGGCCACAGTCTCCGCATCAAACACGTATTCCCCATCCGACAGCCGGGCGTCAATGGTGTCATCTCGGCCAGAGCCAGAACCCTGCGCCAAGTAGGCTACTTTTGACAACGCGCCGCCGTGGGCCATATTCACCGGAACATTGTAAGCTCCGGTGCTAAACTTGTTCCAGTTTCGTGAGATGTAAGCGTTAGGGTCCAGGCCAGCAGCCGAGGCCTCCCGGTTGATGCGGTCCCAGTCAAAGGTCTGCATCGGGCGGTTGAAGTATTCCTCTTGCGCTGCTGTACGCCCTGGAGCAGCCGCTTGGGGGCTCTCAGGCTGCTGCATTGCTCCAAGAGCTGAAATGGCGGGCAGGGCCATCGCAGCGGTCTTGAGGTTTAGCCCCAGACCTGAGCCGGCACCGCCTGCTCCACCGCCCAAGCCACCCATGAGCGCTCCGGTTACCGGAGAGCCCCCGGTCAGCGCCGATAGGCCACCGCCTAGCACAGCGCCGCCGAGGGCAGGAGCCCACGCGCTCGACGCGCCTAGAGCGCTTCCGATGGCGCCTCCAAACCCCGGGGCAATAAAGTTCAGCGCCAGCGGCAGCACAGGGCCTATCGTTTTGACGAGGTCCTTAACTCCGCCCCACAAGTCATCTAGCATGCCGTACTCGCGCAGCCCGGTGCGAGGGTTGACCCCGCCCGAGCCCCCGTAAGCCTGCAGTATCTTCGCTTCAAACGGATTGATGTGCGCGAGCATGGTGTCACCATTCCGACCCTTCGCAGCCACGGTGCTCAAACCCCCGCGCGCAAATTGCTGCATAGGCTGCTCACCGGCCATCCGCTGGCGCAGCATGTGCAAGGCCAGCAAGATGATACCAATAACCACGGGGTCAAACTGTTCAGGCAGGTCACCAGGGCCCATCACTCCGGACTCCATAGCTTGCTGCCTGAAATCAGCGTAAGCGTCCGGCTGCTGCATCACAAACTCAAACATCTTCATCATCTCGTCGATGACTTCAGGGGTGAGCTTAGAGTTCTGTGACAAACGGTCCACGGCCTGCGCAATGGATTGCCGCACCTGGGGAGAGTTTTGAAGTTTGTCCAGCAATTCTTGAGTGTTCATATAAATGCCCCGCAGAACCGTTCTGCCCATTCTTTCCAGTCTGTGAACCCGTAAGGTATCGGGATGTAGCGGCCGAGGGAGTTGTTGTTCAAGAACTGTACTCCCCAGTTTTGCCAGTCTTCGCCTTCAAGTTTGCTGAAGGCCCCGTACTGGTCCAGGTCGAGCACGACTTGGTCAGCCCAGTCGGTCAACGTCATGTTGTAGGGCATGGTTATCATCCCAGTGACGAATGGTCGCCCATGTCGATATGACCAATGATCTGACCCATTTGGTAATCTCCACCGATTGCGTTTGAGCCGAATTTTACGCGCAGTTCCCGCCGCTGCTCTTTGAGCACAACGATCTGCTGGTAAGGCTCGGTGGCCGACTCGGGAAAGGTGAAGACCCGGCTCTGGACTTCCGGAGAGCGGGCATTTGCCCGGCCCGTAACCTGCACATACATGTCGCCAGACTGTACAAAGTCAGGCTCAATCTGGGTTAGGCGCAGCTTGGCGTTAATCCCTTTTGTAGCTACGGAAGAAAGATCGCATGTCTGGAAATAAGACTCGATAGGCTGCAGGCTCTGCCCGTCAATCTCGTCAACTCCTTGCTCATGGATCCAAACCGGATAGCCTCCGCCCCGTAAGTCGCCGGTCAGAATTGGCGCTGCATACGCGTTGCAGTGGCCCCCGGCCACGCGCTTGTTGGCGGGGAGCGTGGTGTCATACCAAGAGTTCTCGCGCACGTTGTAGATGACTGCATGCGTGCACTCGGTTGCGTCGTCGCGGGGGTAGCACCACCACACCTCGCCAAACCGAGGCACTTTGTACGCAAAGACTTTAGAGCGCTGCGCGGTGTTCAGTCCGTCAAAGAACCAGTTCATGTTCATCTGGTTGGGCACTTCGCGCACCACACCGTTGAACATGAGGAAGCGATCCACCCCGGCCCAGAAGAAGATGCCGTCGTAGTCAACTACGCTGTCCGCAGACATGATGGAGGTGTCGGTGGCGATGGTGTCAAACTGGAATACCGTACTGCCGCCCGTAAACGAGGCACGGATAACTGCATCGTAGGCCCAGAACAGCCCGGCAGGGGCAGACCCCGCACCGGCGCGGAGTGGCATACCTTTAATTATTTTCTGCCCCCACGCGCGCGCTATACCTGAACCTGAACCTGTCAGGTCGGTCGGCGTGCCCGCCACTGACCATCCGATTATGCCCCCCGTGCCGTAATAGAACAGGTACGGGTGTAGCATGACGATACCCCCGGTGGCGTTAGCCCCCGCTGGCAGGGGGACGTTGCCAAGAGTTGAAGTTGCGGTAACGTCGCCATGGAAGATCTGCCCGCCAGTGTCGTTGCAAATGCAAGACCCGTTAGGTGACACGTGCGCCAGTATTTGTGTGCTCAGCGCCGAGGCGTCATACGCGTAATCGAACATCCAGCGGTTGTCAGCCGAGGCGGTTAAACCAATTGCACCCCCAGACATATTGACATTTGTAGTCGCCAAAGTTCCGGCGTGTGTGGAAAGTACTACGTAACCGTTAACCGCTGAGCCCGTGGCAACTGAGGTTATGGTCACCGTGGTTCCAACCGCAACTGCGGTGTAGTCCGGCACCGAGGTGTAAGCGTTTATGTTGCTGGCCAAGTTGGTCGCAGTGATTGCCAAACTGGTGTTGAACGGTACATGGGCAGAAATGATCGTCACCCCGTTCACCGTGACGCCGGTGATCTGCCCCGAAGAACCAGAAGTCAGCGTTACGCTGCCGGTGGCTGAGACATTCAAGGGTGTGCGGTTGCTAATTATGGAGCTGTTTTTGGAGCTGTCCAGCGTGAAGCGTTGAAGCAAATTAGCACTGCCAGAGTGGCAATACACAAGACCTTGCTGAACATAGTTGGTGAACCCCCGGGAGATTTCAGTCAGGAGCTTCACCACCGAACGGTAACCGCCGATCTTACGGGGCAACCCCCGCTGAAACCGCATCCATTGTCCGTCGGTGTAAAAGTCGCCGTCAAATATGGTACCGTCGCGCTTGATGCCCGGGTTGGCTTTCAGAATCGAGGTCTGAACCGGCATTTAGAACACCCCGCCCGAGACCGCGCTCAACAGGCTGCTAGCGTTGTTGGCGGGGATGATGGTGTTGCCGTCGCTGTAGACGATCGTGGTCTTCAAGGCGTCAAGGTAAATTCCGTTGCCCAGGGTGGTTTCAATCCGCATGAGGTAGCCGCCGGTGGTCTCATTGTTGAACCAGTACTGCTGGACGGTGGCGGGGACGATGAGAGTTCGGTCACCGGTCAGCACGCCGGTCAGTTTGTAGGCGATGCGGTTCAGCTCGGCACCCGTCAGGGTGTAGTTGCCTGTGCCGGCCACGTTGATCGAGGTGTAGTCAAATGCAAACTCGATAGCCTGCCCAAACCCTAGGGTGTAGTAGTTGACCCCGTCGGTCGCAATTATTGACGACTCGCCAGGGTTGTACGTCTTGCTGGATAGCCCGTCTATCAGCGACACGCCTGAAGTGTCAACCGTGAGTGCCCCAAAGCCGCTGTTGCGCAGCAGCATGAACCAGTTGTCACCCACTGTGGCGGTGTTGGGTAAAGTTAGGGTGCCGACTCCACCGTTCCAGACATACATCTTCGCCCGGTCTGTGGTCAAGGCGCTGTAGTTTGTGTTCAGGGTTGTGATTGGCACTGACTGGGAAAGCACCGACCCCACCGCCACTATGCCCGTGCCAGCAAGGGCGGAGGCATTAGCTGCTGAAACGCCAGCGCCATACTGGAATGAGCGCCACACCCCGGCCGCAGTGGCGTTGCCGGCAAGATAGACCTGCCACGCCTCGCCCGAAGCGATGTTGACGACCTGGACTCCAGCAGCGTTTTTAACTAGGAACGAGGCTGAGCCGGTGTTGTTGAACAGGATCGTTTCGCCAGTGCCCGCCCCGGTGGCGTCCGGCAGTATCATTGACCACCCGGCCACAGCCGCCGACACATCCATTATGCGCGTAGCATAGTTGGAAATTGCCGAGGTCTCTTCTGGCCAGAACAGGGTTCGGTCTGCGGTCAGCGTGGTGGCACTGTAGCTGATGTCGCTCGGGTAGATGTTCGCGCCACCAAAGACGTCGATATAGGTGGTCATACGGAGGTCCTCGCAGCCGTGCGGTCCATGATCTTCTGCATGTCTTCTCCATTAAACACCTGCGCCGCCCGGTCGTACGCGCCTTGCCAGGTGGGGATTCGTTCGTCGTTCTTGACGTAGGTGGTGGCTTCAAGCAGCGCGCCGTAGAGAATCAAGTTGGGCGCATACTCGGTGAGCCAGTTGGTTTGGTTCTCTTCGTCAAGCAGCCGAGGCATCTCGTAGTAGATGATCTCCACTTCCAACCCACTGGTCGGGGTGGGCGCAAACAGCCAGTGTTGGTAGTCGTAGTCTGCGTAGTACGTCGGGGTGCCGGTCAGGGTTTCATCTGGCCAGTAGTTACGCACGTACTCGTACGAGCGGGTGAAGATTGGCGTTCCGGCCACGCGCATTGACACCGTGTCTCGCCAGCGGTCCGGCTTCTGGTACACGGGCTGACCGTTCACAAAGGGGGTGTTTACAACACGAATGAAACCCTGCAGCTTGAGTTCGCGCGAAATGCGACGCTCGGCCATGTTGATGAGCCGGGGCAACTGATCGTAGACAATGGGGTCGCTCTCGGCAGTAAAACCGCGCTCCAGGTAACGGCGCAGGTCTTCTTGCAGCGAGGTGAAAGTCATTACGTATGCCATCAATCTACTCCGAGTATGAGTAAGCTGCTGCTTCAGCACGCGTCGAGTTGAATTATAACCTCTAGACGGATAAAAGCAAACAGAAAGCGCTAAATCAGCCCGGCCTCGGCGTTGCGTCGGATTGTCAACCCGCGCAGAACCCGGCCCCCGGCTTTGTCCCACCTGCGTAGTTGGTCAGGCACAGCATCCCATTCGCCGGCATTGATTTTGCGCCGCAGCGTGCTGTTCTTGAGCGCGTTGCCGCCCAAGTTGTAGGCGAAGTCGATGAGTGCGGCAAGGCGGTCAGGACCATCTATACCAGGGCAGAGCTTGATAACCTGTGGCAGGTACACATGGGCTACCACCCATAGCAGTAGGGTCTCTGCTCGCTCATGTGTGATTGGGGCGTCGGTCAGCGTGACGCGCCTGCCGTCCTCGTAGTAAGTGCTGCCGTAGCCGATGGTCGGCACCCCAGCCGGGCACATGTACGGCCGAGGGTAGAAACCCTCAAACCGGCGCATCAGCGCCAGTGCCACCGGCAGGGCTTGCTCAATCATTTGCCACGCTTCATCAAGTTGCGGTCAGCAAGGTAAATGCCCAGTGCTGCACCCGTGATTGCTAGGGTGTTCTCGCTCAGCACCATAAGACCAAACTCGCCGGCAGTCATCATCAACACCGCCCACGTTGCAACCGCTGGGCGGATTGTGGCGTTCCAGGCATCCACCCAGGCGATGCCCACGGTCTTGGTAGTGCCTTTGACTGCCTCTAGCCATCCTTGAGTCTCCAGCTCGCTTATGGCAGCCTCAGCCTGTACTTGGATAGTCTTGACGCCCAGCGCCGCCTGCACCTTCAGCGACTCCAGCTGCCGTTCGTGCTGACCCCGGTCCAGCTCAGCCTGCAGGTGCATGCGGTCAATCTCATGCTTGTGATCTTGAGCCTTAGTTAGCCACGCGCTTACTTCGCCCCACAGCATGCGGAACACTGAACCACCGAGGAAGGAAACAAGTGCTGAGATCATTTTTTCCAAAACTGAATAAGTGAATAGACAATGGCCGCCGCAGCCCAGACACCGACCCCGCGATTGACCCATTGGTCGATCTTGCGGTCAGTACGATGCAACCTATCGTCGTGAACGCTGAGTTGTGCTTCAACAGCGCCTATGCGTTGCCCTTGGTTGACCTGCCTTTCCTCGAAGAGGATCAGCTTGCCAACGGCATCGGTTAGCTTGTCAACCTTGCTTTCAAGGCGTCGGAAGTCGTCGTCAGTCATATCCATTCCTTAGTAGCTAGGGTCGGGGCGAAGCCTTTGAGTAGGTTGAGCAGTTGTTCCATGTCATTTCTCCGTGGCGGTGTGGGTCATGTTATTCAGCCGTTTACATCCGTTGACTGAAAAAGTATTGCCACAGTTGTTGTTGCCTTGATTGCATTTGGACTGCTATTTGTAAATGCAAAAGAAAGAGTGTCCCCTTTGGCTAGCACCCAACGCGCATTTATAGGCGTTCCTGCGGATGGATCAGTGTCTAAATATTCCGCTGTTGTTCCTTCCCCAACAGAAAATTCAACCCTGTTTCCTGTGCTGACCACCCCGTTTTTTGCTGCGTAAGAAAAAAAGCTACCAGACGTGGCAACATTTGCATCTAGCTTTGATGTAACGCGCACTACAACACAAGGACATGGGGCAATCCACTGATCTCTTATGTCATTGGTCGCCCCTGAAGCCACAGCGGTTGCCTGGGTGTAGTGCGAATGAGTGATAATTGCTGCACCAAGATTTGTATTTGGGCGTAGCCACTCAACAGTATTTCTGTTTGTTGTTGAGTTATTCAGCATTCTTGCGGTTACTACATTTTGCGTGTGGTATTTAATTTGATTAAAAGCCGCATTAGTAGCTAAATACAAAGTGTATTGCGTGTCTGCGCGAGTGCCAACTTCCTCATCCAAAATGATTCGGTTATACAAACCTCGAACGTCACCGACATAAATTGTCGTTCCAAGTCCAGTTTGGGTTACAAACGTATCTGCGCGAATATCTATCTCGTTTTCACTTGCGCCTTCTTCAACAATAATTGCAGACCGGACACAAGAAAAAGCCCACCCAGAAATTCGATTGGCATTAGATTGTGGATCGGCAAGTTGTTCTGCGGCTGTGCCTTGCGTGTAAAGCCTAAATGCTGAGTAGCAGTTAATGCCAACGCAATCCGTAATTGCGTTTTGATACGCCCCTGCATTTGAGGTTGTTACCAAACGCTCAGAACTTATTTCAAAACCATATTGTTGACGAGATCCATTGGTGGCCTCGTTCATTTCAGCAACGCAATTTTTAATCCATGAATTTCGCACAAGTCCATTCATGCGGATTCCACACAATCCTGATGCTGTTGACGCTGTAGAAACGTAAACATCTTGCACCCCGGCTGGCCGTATCAATGTTGATGTGCCAGTTCCAATCGACACAATTGCTGCATTGGCGGTTGACCCTGTATAAATTAGCTTTCCGTTTTGCAGAATAACATTCTGTTTGACTTGCACTGTTGAGGCAACGGCATAAACGTCCCCACAAAGGTCAACAAAACAAAGACCGCCAAGCGTTACTGCGTAGTCAATAGCAGCTTGAATCGCAGCCGTGTCGTCAGCAACCCCGTCGCCTACGGCTCCAAAGTCCTTGACACTCACACTCTCACGCAACTTGGCCTGAACCGTAGTTGCCACAGCGCCTGTACCGGCTGGCAGGTAGTACCCAGTCTGGGGGGAGATGGTTAGGTTTGCTGCGGTGTCGTCTGGTACCAGATTGACCGAGCCGCCCGAGGTTGTGTTCAGCTTCAATGTTGACATGTCATTTCTCCGTGGCGGTGTGAGTCATAGCGCAGTATTTGTTGCAGAACCAGTAACGCCGATAGTCGCGCCGCCTGTCCCGTTGTTCACGATGGTGTTGCCGATGGTTTCAATAACGCCTTGTACTGTTTGACGAATCAATACGCCAGTGGAGTTACCCTCCACCCGGTTCATGGTCACTTTTGAAAGCGTGTTCAATGTCGCACTGTTGTTCGATGCAATATCAATCCCCGCCGCATTGACTGCCGATGGCTGGATGATGTAGTTGCCGTGTATTTGCACTAGGGCTTTTACTCCATACCCAGTGTTGTCACACAAAATTCCGTTCAGCGTGTTGCTCGCTGGAAGCATGATCGTGTTGTCTCTGACAAATGTTCGCTCACAGTCTTCAATCAACACAGCACCGATGTTGTCGCAGTCTTTTATTCTTGCAACCAAAAAGTTATACGCATTTACAAAGCGAAGTGATGCCGCCCCTGCCCCTGTAGCAGCAATAAGCGCATCGTCGGAAACGGTCAGAGTTCCGACATTGCTGTTGCCGTTTAACACGTAAATAGTCACATAGCTCACTGTGGTGTCAACATCCCATTTATTGCGTGCTATGTCGTTCTTGCCGCCGAGGGTCAGCACAACACCACGACACGACGCAACGGCCCCGTTAAATTCCCAATAGTTATCTAACAACTCCAAACCAATCAAATTGTTGGTTGCACGCATCCCATATTGGTCTGCCAAAGGTGTAACGATCTTGTTGTCATTAAACTTAACATCAGTAGATGATGCAGCCCAATTGCAATAAATCGTAGTCAGGTTTTGCCCTGATGTAGTCCCCTCGAAATAGTTGTGATGAACAGAGGCTTCGTGAATATTAGAATCAAAGTAAAACGGTGAACCAGACACTGTTACCTTGTTTTCATAGATAGACGTTCCGCGAGCTTTAACCAGCTTGATACCGTGACCAGTACCGCGCACGGTGTTATCCGACACTTTGACATTCATTCGATAGCTATTTGTCCATGCAACGGTTGCGCTGGTAGAGTCTCCAGATATTTCTATTCCCGTATCAAACGTGCCATAAACCTCGTTGTCAGTAACCACGCCTTCAATATAAGACCGCGCTGTTCCATCAAAATCATACGGCCCAAAATCGTTCGAGTAGATATAGATTGGACGCATCGCTGCGCCGTTCATGTTTATCAATTTATTGCCTGTAAACGTGAACCGATTGGCTCCGGTAAGGCTTAAACAGGTGTTTGGATCGGTTGACGAATAACCGTCCACAGCGTTATCAACCACCCAAACATCAAGGGGTGAATACTTGGTACTGGTGTCGCTTGATCCGTCGTAAAAATAGATATTCAACAAGTAGCCGATGTGGACAGTAATGCCATTGTTTACAAGATCATTGGCAACAAATCGCAACTTCTCTCCAGCCTGCACCAATAATGCCCTATCCTGCCCACCACTAAATTTATTATGGTGGATGTTTAGATCATCAAAGTGCTGGCCGCCAATACTGGCGAAGTAGGAGCCAAACCCTGCTGCAAGCGCAGGGAAAGACGAATCATCGGTTGTAAATTCAAACCCTGTTATCTCTACGGCAACAGCACCGCGCTTAATAAAAAACGCGCTACTCATTTTGTATTGCCCTGCACCACCCACAGTGACGGAGTTCACACTGTCATGGTTTTGCACAATCTTGCAGCCGTTACCGTTGAGCTTAATGCCGCCCGTTGTGATAAATACCATCTTCAAATCGACGATTGCTCCAGGCGGGAAAAGCAATTCAACAGGCGCATCTCTGCCTAGTGTTTCAATATAAGTGACTGCCGCCTGAACCGCTGCCGTGCTGTCAGTAGCACCTGTTGGATCAAAGCCAGTGAAATCCTTAACACTCACACTTTCCCGCAACTTGGTCTGCACAGTCGTCGCCACGGCACCTGTACCGGCTGGGACATACTGCGCACCGCCGCCAGCGTTCATAATGCGGCTGATCTCGGTCAGGGTGCCGTCGTACACGCCTTTGTTGATGACCAGATCGCCCGTGGAGACGTCAGCGGTCAGGACGATGTTCTTGCTGTCGGTGGCGTTGTTGCCTACCTGATGCTGGACGGCTTTTACTGTTGACATGTGGGTTCCTTAAAGGGTCTCTGCGGCTCTAGCTTCGACTTCGTATGGGTTGTTGCGGTAGCCGTATCGTATCAGCCAGTAGCCGTATTTGATAGCATAGACCAGCTTCCCATCACGCCTCATCTGCTCAAGATGCTTGCGCTCGTGCCGGATCAGGCCTTGGTGCATCTCGTAGCCGGGGGCAAGGTAGATGCTGCCCCAGAAGCTCGTCCAGCCGTGGAAGCCGCAGAAGCGCATATACGCGAGGATTAGGCCGGTGGCGGTGTGGATCATGTTATTTAATAGACCGAGACAACTCAATCCAACGGTCTGAAGTGCTTGTAGGAACTTTTAACATGGTGATGACTGACCATGCCGTAGGAGTAACGTTCACCGAACCAGCCATTAAAAGTGAGGCGCTGCTCACCATTGTTGTGTTTGCGTTCTGGAATACCAACTGCACTATCTGTCCGTCCGAACCACTATTCAATGCCGTGATGTTTTGGGCACTGCCGTTATTGATAAGTAACGTCCCGATACCCGCAACACTTGGAGTTGCACCTGTTGCCGCATTAGTTGTAAAAGTAGATGCAAACTCTCTAGCAGTAAAGCCCCCTGCATCAGAGAAAATTCCAACATCACTACTTGCCGTGCTGTTCATTACTCTAAGGCCAACACCAGCTTCCGCCCTCAAAAACGGCATATCTGTTTCAACACCAGCACCGTCTGTCGGTGTGAGCCTAAACTGCGCTATTTTTGTAAGACCTGTAGATATTCCGTTGAATCGGTAGCTTCCAGATGGGTCAACTGTGGAAACTTTATGTGACCAAGTTGCATTACCGGTTGTCCCGGCCCCGATAATCCAACGGCCATACTCGTCGCATTGAAACAATGTTCTATCTGCTGAATCAATCCAAGTCCAGCTTACGCCACCATCTGACACCGTTCCGGTTGTGTGTGTTGGTGGAGTAGCGCCGGTTGTACCCGCACCTGTAGAAACATATTGCTGTGACGTTGGGCCTTCGCGGTATACGCCAGCACCAGAAATAACTTGTCCCGTTGCCCACACTTCATATTCGCCAGCAATTGACACCCACGGAGCCAATGAGCGAATCTGCCATTTCCAGAAAGTAGCGCCGGTTTCTTTTGTAAACTGCTGAATAGCAGCGGCTCTAAAACCACGGTTAGTTAACCCACCGAGTTGGTATTGACCCGCAGCCCATAACCACGATGCTTTGCGTTCTGTTGCTGATGTTGTGCCTGAAGTGCCAAAGTTATTGGTGGTCAAAATGGCGTGATGACCACTATCAATCGCCCAATGTGTATCCGATGCGGCAACGTCCGAGGTAATAATACCAACGTGTTTGGTTGTTTGGCCGGGAGATGTAAAGTCGTTGATTTGAGATAAGTCAAAACACACCACCCCAGAAGGTAAAGTCGCCAGCAAAGTTTTACGATTAAAAAGTACGTTTGACGGGATTGTTACTACTTTTGCACCACTGTTGGCAGCGGTAATAATTTGAGCCGTGCAATCCGTTACACCATCTGCAACGCCACCAAAATCCAGCACACTCACACTCTCGCGCAACTTAGCCTGCACAGTCGTAGCCACGGCTCCGGTGCCTGCGGGGGTGTAGCCCATCTCGTTGCTTTGGAACAGGGCTGGGTCCAGTCCTGTGATGTCGCCGTTGCCGCTTAGTATGAGAGCCATAATTTATCCTTAGACGATTGTCCAGACCGAGCCCGAAGGCACGGTAACCACCACACCCGAATCAACCGTAATCGGCCCAGCAGACATGGCGTTCTTGCCTGTGCCTATCGTATAGCTGACGGTGACGTTGGTGTCGTTCTCGTAGAACACCTGGTTAGCCCCGCCGCCCGCAGCACCCCCTCCAATCGGCACCACGAGGCCGCTGGAGTTCTTGGTGAACATCTTGCGGTCGGTCGTGTTTATGCCGAGCTCGCCCTCCACCAAGTTGCCCGCCGAGGGCTGGCTGCCCGAAGTGCTGCTGTGGTATATTTGGATGGTTGTATAGCCGACTTGTGCCATGGTCTTACCTCAGGTTGTCTAGCTTGTATAACGTAGTCAGATACAAGGCACACATTTCATCCACCAAGTTCTCAAGCGCAGGAATGTCTTTGGCGATCTTGCTTCTGTTCTCGCACAACCACAACATCTCATTACGGATCAGCTCGGTAGCGTCTTTGCTCTCACCAGGCACTTTACCGACCACACCAAAGAGCCCCTGGTGCGCTTCGACGTACTTGTCAACTGCATCTATGACCCCGTCGTAAAACTCACCCAGGGCGCGATGTTGCTCGCCGTTTTTGGTTTTCCAATGCTCGATGTGGGCCGCGTTGCGGGCTTCAAAGGCGCGGGTAATCATCTTTTCAATCATAGCTGCGCCTCAGTCAAACACATATAAAAAGCGCTGCCCGTCAGGGCTCACCGACAACGCGGCCGGTAGCGCTGCGGCATCATGCGTGGCGATGTCGGTGTCGGGGCGCACAAAGGGTAGCACGATCTTGTCCGGCGCGCGGGGCGCCAGCCGGTAAGGGTCGTACTGGTCTGAGTCTTCCCGGCAGACCATCAGGTTCGGGTAATTCGGGTCCGGGCTCAGCTCATCAAGGCGAAATTTGCGCGAACACCGGGCGCACAGCGCAATACCGTAAGACGCACCGCCCGAGGGGTCGAGAAACGTACTCATCGCGTGTAGACAGAAATATAGGGCTGTATGAACGTGGGCGAGCCGTCGTTGTCGCCGTCCCGGGCAGACTGCATCGCCTGCGCAGCTTTCTGGTCCAGCAGCGGGACTAGGTTGATGTCCACGTTGGGGGTCTCAAGCGCAACCTTAGCGGCGAGCCCGGCCACAACAGCCTCCATCCAGCGCTGGGGCACTTCAATCTCTTGAGCCAACGTGCCTACGTCCATGATGTGGCGGTGGCGCCAGACAATCAGCTGGCCGTGCTCGGCGGCCACATTAGGCGCAGGCCACAGCCGCAGAATGGGGTTAATCTGCTGGCGCTGGAAGTAGTAGCTCACCGGCCGACCCGGGAACACTTGGTTGCTCTGCGCGGTGTAGGTGTCACGGTTGAGCTGGCCGAGGGGGATTTCCTGCGGCATGTTGCCGAGGTAGATCTCACTGGCGGAAAACGCTACCGTAGAGGTAACGCGGAAGCCTGTATGAGGTAACCCCACAGCAATGTTGCCCCAAGTCCACTGACCAGCGCTCGGGCTGGTGTCCAGGGTCAGGCTACCCACGTTAGTCCAGGTCACCCCGGCGTCGTTGGAGACCTCAAAGTTCAAACCGACTTGCCCCAGCCCGACAGACAGCCATTTTATGCCGACCGAGTTGACGGTAGTGGCGCTGCTGAAGAACGCTGTGTACTGGGTGGCCGTCGTAGTTGAAGCAGCGGGTTCGAGCTGCTGCAGCGTGAGGTAGTTGACGTTGAGCACCTCAACCGTGCCGGTGTCCAGGGTGACCACCGGCTGGTTCTGGTACATGGGGTACACCTGTCGCTCAATACACCACGAAGGCGGGCGAGGGTTGGCTAGCTCTGACAGCAGAAGGTACAGCAGGTCCTGCGCGTACACCTGCATTTCAGGGGTAATGTTTTCTGCAGCAAGGCGGCACCGCCGGAAAGCATGGTCTACGACCTTGACTGTCTGGAAAGTGGTTGTGCTGATGGTTCCGGAAGTAGCCATTCTAACCCATAGTTGGTTGTGTCAGAACGGCAGCTGTCACAGCTCGCCCGCGATGCGGTAATTATAACCCGAATAGCCGGGAAAGCAAAGCGTCAGCAGCGGACCTTAGCTGCGGAGCCACCTTTTTTCATCACCATCGGGGAAGCCGTAGCTACAGGCATCTTCATGGAAGAACGCTTCACCATCTCTTCGCGCCGCATGCGCGGGGTCTCTTCAGCTTCATGTTTGACCATCGCCTTGCGGCTCGGGTACTTTTCGCCGGTGGCTTTCTCAACGACCGGACCGCCCTTGGCGTACTTGGCGGGAGCAGCGACTTTGCCGCCGAAGGAGAACTCTTTAACGTATGTGCAACCCATGATAGCCCCTTAGTGTAAAAATGTTAAGGATTCTGCAAAGCAAGAAATTGGCCTAGTGTCAAGCCACCGCCACCGCCGCCACCACCCGCCGCTGCGTTGTGCAGTAGCTCGCCCATGGTGGCATTAAGGTCGTAGTTTGCCGCAATGGCGTTCCATACGGCGTCTCGGATGCCCTCGGGGGTCAGCGCACCATAAGAAAGGATATCGGCAGACATATTGCCTGAGGCATATGGCGTTGCATTGGTAATTGTTCCAGACCCGTCCGCAGCTGCCTGCATCCAAGCCAAAGCTGCTGCTGTTGCGGTAAGGTCGCCAGAGCCTGAGAGATTGGCTACTGCCTGCAAGAACCCCCGCAGGTCAGCAGTAGACACTGTGCCGTCACCCGCAAGGTTTGCCGCCATGCTGATGATGAGTTGGGCAATTGCACTGGTGATATCACCCGCGCCGGTCAAACTTGCATCTGCGTTTAAACCACCCGCCAAGGTCACTGTGGCAGAGCCTGCACCTTGGATGGGCTGGGTCGATGCAATCTGCCCTGAAATCTGCGGCAGAACCCACGCAATGTCTGGATAGCTGCCAGTGGGTATGGCGTACAAAGACAGTGCCACCGTAGTCTGGTCAACGTAGAAGCGGTTGCGGTATGAGCCCGACTTGCTGAAATTTGAACGTACCTGTCCTTCCACCGATGTGGTAGACCCGGCTATAAACCTGCCGGGACCTTTCTGTAGGACAGAGTAGTTGCCAATCAGCATATTAGCCCCAAGCGGAGTCTATGTGGCCGAAGAACGAACTGTTGACTGGAGTAGCTGCACCAGCATACATCAGCCATTGTAGATTTGCGCCGTCATAAACACGGGGCATGGATGGTAGCTGGTTGACCAGATCGCGCTCAGAAGCCACGCCCACCGTGGTGATGGGCAAGGTGAGCAGGGGTTTGCACAGCACCAAGTTCATAACGCCCGAGGTCATGGTGGCGGAGAATTGAACGGTTTGCACCGTCAAGATGCCTTGATCGCCAGCCGCCAAGGGGATGAATGGGCCAAACTTACCAGCCCCCGTCCCGGCATAGGCAATTGATCCTACCGGCGAAGCGGTGTTGATGATGGGTAGCGAAGGCGTTGCCGGGACGATGCGGCCTGCTGTCGAAGCCGTGTTGGTGTAGCTCATTGTGAAGGTTGGCGTACCCGCACCCATGACCACTGAGGGCACCAAATAAGCGCGTACCCCTTTGCCGTCGGCGTAGCGTGGCAATGTCTGCGTACCCAGAATGGTCTGAGCAGTCGTCAGTGTGGTGGTGGTAATTGGGATTACTGCCAGTTGGTCGATGAGCATCATGACCGCTGGCGCTGTGGTTGGCGCTGCACTGAACGCGCTGACGTTAAGAATGTTCTTGACGCTTGGGCTGACGCTGCCACCAGTCTGGATGCCATTGGCAAACTGGGTGCCGGTAATGGTTTGGCTGGTAACAGTTTGCGAGATGTTGACGGTGTAGGTGCCGCCGTTGTTTTGTCCGGTGCCTGTGCCAAGCGCAGTGATGTAGGTACCCGCCGTCACGCCAGTGCCTGACAGAATAGAACCAATCGTAAACCTGCCGCTGCCGTGCGTTGTATCGGTAAAAGTCGTAGTAGCAATGGACCCGCCCAAAGCCGCTGTGACTGCGGTGGTGCTGGTTGAGTCCGACATGGCTTGGAAGGTCAAGTTTGTGCCAGCGCCAATGATGGCGTTTTGGATAGGGTTGCCCGAGCCAGTGGACAGGTCGTACCATTGACCGGCAGTTTGTACGGTGACCGGCAGGGTCAATTTGTTCCAATCTGCCCGATTTGATTGCCCACCAGTCAATGCGCTAATAAGCTGGTCCATACTCTGGATTGCCATTTTCTACCCCCAAATTGTTTGAATATACCCGTGAAAGGCCACGGTACTAAGGCCGCTTTGCGGGTTGCACAGCAGGTTCAGGTAAGCATCGTCTTGAATTTGCGGAAAAGAAAAGAAGTCTAAAACTGGCACTCTCTCCGCTGGCGCGTCAATTGAACGGAAGCTAATGTCTTCAATTGGCACTACCAAAACCATTGCAATCAGGCCAATGTCTGGGCTTAAAAACTGAACGCTTTGAATGCTGCGAACGCCCTTGTCACCGGATTGCAGACCCAAGAATGGGCCAGAACTAAACCGGGTGGCTGGGGCTGCGGTGATGATAGAGCCCGTAGCGGTGGCTGTGTTGCAGGCCACAATTTGCGTAGTCCGCCCACTCACGCCGTCGCTGTTGGTGTAGGTCACGAAAAACTGCGGGTTGCCTGAACCTAACTGAGCCGCCACCTGAACGGGCATGATCTGCACACCCACACCATTGGTGTAGCGGGGCAGTGTCACCGTGTTGGTCATAAACTGCGGGTCGGTGTTGCCCATGTCCACGAACGGGTAATACATCAGGTAATCGCACAGCAGCATTGGGTTTGGCGCTGCGTTGGCTTGGGTTGCCAGCACCATCAGGGTCTTCAAAAACTTCTTGTAGCCCAACTGCGCTACGTTCTGCCCGTGGCTGATGCCGCCATCTGTGCTTTGAGCCATTGCTACCGCCACCAATGGGCTGGCAGCGTAATAGTTTGGCACGGGGTTGCCGGGACTCATACTCAGGTCAAACCACACACCACTTGTCGTGCTTTGGCTGACGGTTTTTCTCCAAGTGGCGAAGTTGGTCTTGCCTTCATTCTCGGCATTGACCAGATCGCGCATACTTGAAATCACTGGGCAGTCCCCTGACCGTAAACTGTTGCCTCTAAGTTAGCCAGCACAGGCACATCCTTGTGGCCGCATGGACGGTAAACAATTCCTTCGACCAAGAATACCGCTTCTTTGCATTCTGAGCATAGGTACAGAGGCGCTTCACCCTTGGCAATATTAGGCTGATCCATGCTCAAGTCTCCGTCACTACAAGTGCGCCTAGCGCGAACTGCGGCTGAATACCATTAGCCACCGCCAATGCACTGTTCAAAGCACCTGAGTACAAAATGATACCCGCCCCGGTAGACAGCATACCAATGGCAACGTAGGTCAGCGTGGCACCCGTGGCACCGCACTGTGCAAACTGAGCCAGAGCAGCGTTGCTTGCCGTGTTGGTAACTACCGTCCAACCGCCCGCAGTACGCGCAACCGCGATCCGAACGTAGTTGGTGTAAGACGTTTCACTGGTTGACTGAGTTCCACCTACGCCGGGGTCGGCAGTGTGCAAACTCAAGTACAGGTTTGTTGCTGGGCTCGTAGCGGTGTTGTCCGCTATGCTTGTCCAAGCCGTGCCGTTGAAAATCAACTTCAGCAAGTTGTTGCAGGTTGTCGTACTTTTTGCCATGTCAGACTCCAGTCAGATTTTGATACTCAGCGTAGTTGAGTGTTAAGTAGTTTGTCCAAGCGGTGTCGTAGTCGGTGTACGCTGGGTTGTTTGACTGGTTTGCATACAGCATAACTCCAGAGGTAGTGTTGAACTTTTGAATCAGCCAAACCCCCCTAGCGGTTACCTTGCCCACATACAGTGGATTTGCATCCACCAAGTTGTTGAGAAGGTAGGGGCTAGAGGGTGGTACATAGGTAACACCACTGACCGACACCGTTTACCCCAGCTTTGCACGTAGCGTATCAAGAGCCTTTTCAGCAGCAGCTTTGCGCTTCTCAAGGTCCATGATTTCGGCCTGCATTGCTTTGACTGCTACTGCGTGGTCTGCTTCAAGACTTGAAATAACAGAGGCGTGCTGCTTTACGGCTTCAACTTCTTCAGCCTGGGCCGATGCCGTAGATGCCTGGTGCTCTTGAATCTTAGCGGCGGCATCTTTTTTGGCTTTTGCCACTTCAGCTTTAGCCTCAGAAATTTCTACCTTGAAGATTTTAAGCAGTTCGAGGTGTTCTTCCTTAACCCCGTTCAAACGCTGCATAGCAGCCGCAACTTTAACCTCAGCAGCAGCCTCGCGATCCTGGCATGCTACGTTAACTCGTTCAAATTCTGCAGCTTTTTGGGCTACAGAACGAGACAACTCAGCTTCACGCTGGGCGGCATCAATAACGGCCGGCAGCGTCTGCATAACCGGTGTCCACATGTCATAAAATGACTGTAGAGCTCTATGGTCGATAGCCATCTAGCTACTCCTTTAAGTAAGTCCGGCCTGAACCAAGTTCATGGTGGCGGTTCCGCTGGTGTAAGGCGTCACATTGAGCCGAATTGCCGTGACCGGGTAGGCATAGTTGCCGTCCGCAGACGCAGTCTTAGCGGCCAGTGTTGCGTGAGGATACCACTTAGCGGTAGCCGCACTGAAGTTTGAAGCAAACACATCGTCAAATGTGTGCTCAACAGTGTAAGTCAGCGAAGCACCGGCAGTCAAATTGACCGACAAACCCACATTGAAGGGGGAAATGTACTGGTCCATCGGGATAACTGCCGAAGTGGTAGCCGAGCCGACCGAAACTCTAATTGGGCGCATATGCCATTCTCCTTAAAGGCAGGGGCCGAAGCCCCAGTCCCAACTTAGTTGGCGTAAATAGGAGTGCTTGTACCGTTGGCGTTGCGCTGAGCGTACACAACCACCAGGGTCACCGAGCCGGTGGTCAGCGTGCCCGCCTTGGTGGCGGTGTAGGTAATGATTGCGTCCGTCGCACCTACGTTAGCCCACAGAGCTGTTGTGGCGCTAGCAGCGGTGGCGCCCGTCATAGCGGTGGGGTTGGCCGGGCCGGTGACGGTAGTGGCAGCAACCAGGTCCGTAGCTCCGATTGACAACTTGACCGTTGTAGCCGCACTGAACGTGTCCGTTGTGAAGAACGTCAGGGAGTGCAGAATTGCCCCGGCTGGCAGGACGAACGCGGTGCCGGTCAGGCTGGCGTTCACAGAAGCAAAACCAAGCGTGACGCTTTGGACCAGCTGAATAACGCCGGTGTTGCGGAGGGTGCCTGCGGTGGTACCTGTGGAGACAGGGACAGTGCCGGACCGAATCGGACCCGAGAAAGTTGACATTGACATGACTTTTCCTTACATGCGGTTAAGAGTGCGTCGGTCTGCATGTTCGTCAGCCGGGCTAGCTGTCTGACGCACCCTGAAAGCGCCCTGCAAACACCCCTCACAGCTTGTGGCCACGAGGGGTGTTCACGGGAGCGCTCTTATACGCCCGGGGTACCGTAGAAGCCGCGCGGGTCAGTCCAACCCACGGTGTAACGCTCGGTGGCTTTGTAGCGCATGGAGTCGGTTTCGAAGTCACCTTCCATGCTCTTTTCCAGGCCGCGACGCATCATCAGCTTCAGACCTTCAGGAGCATCAGTCTGAATGCCCCAGGCAGTCGTAGACGTGATACGCGAGAGGTTGGCTTGCCCTTCGCCCAGCAGCCCCATCGATTTGATGGGGTTGATGTCGTTGTCGGTGGTACCCGAACGCAGCACAGACTTGAGGAGAACCTCGGCCTGGAACACGTTGGACGGGCCGGTAACGATCTTCAGGGGCGTCAACCGGATACGCTTGCCGTTGTTGTCAACAGCGTTGCGAATCTGGATGAGCAGCTGCTCAAGGGAGGTCTGCGACATCGCAGCGGCGGTGGTCAGCTGGTTGCTGAAAGTGCCGTTCACGATGGGATGGTTGGAGGCCACCAGCGACACACCGTCACCACCAACATACGAGCCGTTGAAGGCGCGGTTGATGATGTTGGCGCAGAGCGTTTCCTTCGTCTCGACCAACGACTGGGCCAAGTGCTTGGCGTAGGTCTGGCCGACACGGATGTGGTCGCCGTCTTCCACCAGCACCTTGGTCAGCGCGAAGGCCAGGCCGTACACTTTGTACAGGTAGCGCTGCAGGAACAGCACACCACCCGACTGGTACGTGACCGCCATGCCGTCTGGCAGCTCAGGCGCAGCCCCGAAGCCGTACAGGACGGGCTCTTCGTGGTAGTTGCGCGTGATGCCTTTCTGCTCACGGAAGACCATTTTCCACTCGTCGGCGCGTTGCTCGTAAACGCCATCGAACACTTCGTTGAGGATAGGCTCAACAACGGACCGGAAGTCCGTACTACGCATTGGGGTAGCCATGTTTTAGCCCTCCTTAGATCGAGTTGACAGCTGCTTTGTAATGGTGTTCGTTGATACGAACAGTCGCAGTTACATAAGCGTCAGTGAGTGAATCGGCCACACCATAGGCAAAGCCCGTGATCTGGAACTGGCCTGAGGTCGCCTGGATGGCGGTCAGGAAGGTAGCGGACAAGCCGGTGAAGGTCGAACCGCCCGGGGCAGTTGCAGTCCAGTCGCACTCTTCGCCGACAGCCGTTTGCACGGTGGTGCCTGCGGAAGGGTTGGCGTACTCGACGTCAAACAGCGTCTCCGGATCATCGTACACGAAGGCACGGATGTTGGAGCCGGTAGCGCCGGTGGGCCAGAAGTTGCTGACCACAGGCTTGCCGGAGGCGTCGTTGTACTCCACGCCGGCAAAGATGCCGAGCAGAGCGATGCCGTCCACCGTGCCGGTACGAGTACCGTCAGAAGTGCCGAGTTGAATGACGCCGTTGTCAGTGAGTTTGACAGGGTCGCCATTGAAGATGTTTGCAGCGTAGGCGCTGGTGATGGTGTAAGCCTTCGGGCGAATCATCCCACTGTTGTGGTAGGAGGGACGGAAGCCGAAAGCAGCGCTAGTCGAGGACATGCGGGAGCTCCTTAAAAGATGGACTAAGCAAGCTCAAAACGAGCTTGCCGCTTTTCCGCCAAACCGGACATACCTTCACCCATATCGAGGCGACTCTTGCTGCTGCGGGCTTGTTGTTCAAGAAAGTCTGCCGTGTCAGTCAGCTTCTCTTCTTCACGGAGAGGAGCATCGTGGTGGGCTTCTTGCATGAAGCGTTGGTACAAGCTCTGGGGCAACTTGAATGCGAGCATCTCGTTCACACCAATGAACCCTGCGTACTCGCCGGTCTTGACGGTTGCGTGTTCCCAGCCAGCGATGTCTTCCGGCTTAACGGGCTCGTAGCCCAAACGCAACCGCGCATGAATGGAGTCGCGCGGATTGGTGGTGGTCAGCCAGCACAAGTGCCAGCCAGGGATTTGAGGCAAGTCTGGTAAAGCAGACTGGAATAACTGCTGTCGAAACAGTTCAAGTCGGTCATCCTCGGTGAGTGCGCGTGTTTCAGTTACAGCGCGATCTTGCATCGCACGTGATTCGCGGTTCTCGGCGGATTTCTTGAGGCGTTCGTCGGACATTTTCTCGCTCCTTTCAGCGATTAGGGTGAATTATAAGGCACATTTGCTGAAAAGCAAATTATTTTGGTTCAAGCGCGGTTGGAACGGTCATACTCCATGTACCGTTTGACATATTTCATGCGCAAAACAGGGTCATCCCACACCCCGGCATCCACCAACGCCTGTTTACGCTCAGGGCTGACGTAGACTTCGCGCCGAGTGGAGGCGGGGGCGTGTTCACGGCCGGAGCCGACGTTGGGGCCGCCCCGGGCTTGTCGCTCTTCGGGCTTAGAAACCCGCTCAGGCAGCCGACGGGCGACACGCTTGCGCAGTTCGTCCCAGTACTGGGTGGTTTTGGGGTCGTAGCCATCGCGGGCCAGGGCCTGGTCAACGGCCAGCACCACAGCTGAGTCCTCGTCCCGCCCCTGTTGGTCGTACCATGGGTTGTCAGCCAGGAACCGCTGCGCGTGGTTGGCCACTGCGGGGTCGATGCCGGGCTCAGGGCGTGGCGCGGAGGCTTGCTGTTTGGCGTTGCTGAGCTGCTGGGCGCGGGACATGGCTTGGTCGCGGTAGCGGAGCGCTTGGGCGACGTCTTCGCCGTTGCCCGCAGCTACAGCCTTAGCTATAACGTCCTCGGCCATCTTGACTTCGTTGAGAGCGGCCTTCAAGCCGCTGTCGACCGCATCAAAGTCCTGCTTGTGTGCGCGCTGCTCAAGGGCATTTTGCCGCCGCTCGAGGTCGTCGTTACGTTTGCGCAGGAACTCCAGCTCCAGTTTGTCGCGGCTGATGGCTTGGTCGCGACGCTCTTTGCGTTCGACTTTCTCTTTGCGGCGACGCTCGCGAATGGCTTCCCGCTCGGAGTCGTCCGGGTCGTCCGGGTTGACGTCCCGTTCGTCGTTGTCGTCAACGTCGTCGGCCTCAGCCGGGCTGGAATTGACGTCAGCTTCGCCTGCGCCGGTGGGTAGGGTCTCGACGATTTCAATATCGTCAGATTCTTTGATTTCAGCCATGATGGTTCACCCCTTTCAGATGAATGCTTTCATCGCCAGCGGGTCACCTGTGACGCGGCCGATGATGTCGAGATCGTTGAAAATGACAAACAGAGCGCTGTCCCCGTTGGGTAGGATGTTCTCCCACCGGTCGCCGCCGTATTTGGGCACACGGACAAACTCTCCGGCAGTGCACCAGTTGCCTTCGGGCCAGGGCTCAAGGCTGTTCCGGTTCTTGAATGCCAGCGGGCCGACAGACACCACTTTTGCGGCTTGGGTGTTCCACTTTTCCGTGTCACGACTTCCGCTGTCCAGGATAATACCTGAGGCGGTTCGCTGTTTCGGATTGCGGATTTGCACCAGCACGCGGCTGCCAAATGGCTGTACTCCTGGATCTGCTTCCGGGAAAGCCTCTTTCAACGCATCACTCATTCTCTGCTCCTTTCAGCAGTTGGGGTTGGGGAACCTTTGCAGCGCAAAGTCGGCTTCACAAATCGTTGTTGCCGTTGCGCTCTTCATCTAATAACTTAAGCAATACTTCAACGGCCTTCTCCAGCCCGTTAAAGACACCACATCGGTATCCGTACTCAAATGCGTCACGAGTGTTAGGTTGACGTAGAGCCTGCAGCGCGTACTGCGCTTGCTCAGCTTTGAGACGGGTTAGTAACTGGGAGTCTACGCTCACGCTGGGGTTTTCTTACCTGCGGGGGGAGCGGGAGGCAGGGTCTGGCCGTCGCACTTCTCGCCGGCAGCCATGCGCTTGCGCTGGGGGACTGCACCGGAGTTCATTGGGACTGTGTTTTTGGTAGCCATGGGGGAAGGTCCTTTCGGGGTGGTGGGGTTAACGGGTGCCTGGGTTGATACCGGTGCCAGTGCTCACAGCAAACTTCTCACCAGTGGCTATTTCAGCCGCTGCTAGGCGCATCGCTGTGTCGTTGTCTGCGGTGTTCATCTCCTGACGCACTTGCAGTTCAGCCGCAGTGCGCTGGTTCTCTGCCTGTTGGCGCAGCTGTTCGCGTTGCAGTTCCTCGGCACGGGCCTGTGCACGGTCTTGCAGGTCCGCGCCTTTGAGCTGCTGGGCTTGGGCGAGTTTGGCCTGCTCCACTTGCATGCGGGAGGCGTCGGCCTGCGCGCGCTGCTGTAGCGCTTGCCCTTGCACCTGAGCGTTGAGCTGGGCGACCTGCATGCTGTTGTCCGGAGGCATAGACGGCTGGGGCTTGAACTGCTGCGCCATCTGGTCTACCTGGGCTAGCAGCGGGCCAAAGCCCCCTAGCTCCTGCTCGATAGCCAGCTGTATGCGGGCGATGATTTGCGCTTCCTGATTGGCGTCGTCCTCGATAGCCCCGCTCTTGAGCGCCATCTCCACGCCCGAGTGGGCTTGCGTCAGGTAGTAGTTCAGCAGGTGGTCGCGCAGGTGCGAGGCGATAGGGTACATGTAGGTCTTGACAATGGCCGGGTTCTGTCCGAACAGGGGCGACTGCAGGAAGGCCATGTGGATCTTCAGGTGCGCCAAGTGGTCCTGCTTGGGCAGCACGTACACCGGGCGGCCCATTGCAGCGGCGACGTTCTCGGACACCGGGTCGGAGTCGTCCTGCCCGGCGGCAGGCTGCAGCAGGTCATCAGGCACCTTCAGCGCGCGTAGGAACATCTCCTCAATCTTGCGCTGATCGTACATCTGCGGCAACGCGGCGGACCGCTGCATGACCGCCTGCACTTGCGCAAACCGCTGGGTCTCGCTGAAGATAGCAGGGTCACTGACCGGGATAATATCCAGCGGGCCGTCAAAGTCCGAGGGCTTGACCTTTATGCCCCCGGCCTGGGCTTCGATGTCTTCCTCGGTCAGGTAGGCCGAGTTGATGCGGTGCAGGATCTTAAACACCCGGCTCATGGCAGAGTGGAACCGCGAGTGGATGCTCGAGAACACCACCATACCTTGCTCGATGAGCGCGAGCGTGGTGCCTACAGGGGCGTTAGGGTTTTGGTCGCTCAGCTTCTCAAAGCTGGTTTGCACCACACCCTTGCCTGCGTCTACTAGGAACCCTAGCAGCTGAAACAGCACGGGCGAAGGGCCGTTGAAGGGCAGCGGCATGGCCAGCTTGCGCACATCGTCCACCATCGCTCCACCTTCCAACTCTACCACTTCGGTAGGCTGGATGTTGATGGTCTGCCCGCCAGGGCCACCCTTCAACTTGAGCAGCGTGGGGATGTTCTGGATGTGCGCGGAGTCCAGCAGGGCGCGCAGGGCTCCGGTGGCTGCACCGCTCAGCCCGCCAATCATGTGGGTCAGGCCGATGGGGTACGCACCACGCCAGGGCACAAACGGGAACTCCACAATCCACTCCAACTCCCCTCGGGTGACGTCGGCCTCGTCCCAGTTACGGTAGAGCGACAGGCCCCGGTCAGTGCTCTTGTCGATGGTAAGTAGGTAAGGCTCCGGCCCGTCACCGAAGTCTATATGGGTGGCGACCTCAAACACCGTGCGCAGTCCGTCCTCGTTGTAGGAGGTCTCCTTGCGGCCTTCAATTTTGTCGTTGGCCTGCGAGGCCTTGCTGAACTCGGGAGACTCCGGGTCGGGCAGGTCGACGTCCCGGTACATACCAGACTTGACACGCCTTTGGTATTCAAACTTGGTGATGTACTGGACGTGGGTTTTACGCTCAGAGGTGTAGAAGTTGGTGGCCGCAAATGGCAGGTAGATGTCATCAATGGGGACGAACTCGACGTTCGGACGACGCCGGTCAGCGTTCCACATGACCTTGAGGTACTGCGCCCCGCCCAGCGGCACTTGCGTAGTCAGCTGCTCCAGCTCGCCCCTGAACTCGGGCATCTGCTCGGTGGCCTGCCAGTTCATAAAGTCGGCTTTGCGCTGGGCTTTCTCGAGCATGCGCTTGTCGCGCTCGGCCACGACCTTGGTGCGCACTGGGCCGTTGGCGGGGAAGATCTCCTTCATCACCCGGGCGCTAAAGTCCACACAGGCTTCCACCAGCAACGGGTGAACGACGCGGTTGGCGCCGTTAAACTGCGCTCCACCCGGAGCGTCATCACCTAGGCCGGTGCGGCGCAGACCTTCCTCGTAGAGTTTGTCGCGCTTCTCGCGGGCTTCCTTGTCGCGCTCGATCTTGGTGACTAGGTCGGTAATAGCCTCGGCGAGCTCGGAGGGGTCTACCTCGTCGATGATGTTGGCAAAGTGGGCTTGCTTCTTCTGCAGGTCCTCGCCGTCTTTCATCCGCAGCATTGCCCCGCCGTCTTCGGTGTCCTCAACGTCTAGCTCGTCTTCGTCGGGCAAACTGAGCGTCTCCCCAGCAACATCCTCGTCGTCCTCAGGGGGCAATATATTGGTAGCCATACGGCACTCCTCTTAAAACAGTTCCGCGAGCAGCGAGTCGGCTAGTTCGTCAACCCGGGCTTGATTATAGCCTTGATTCGGCGAGGTGGCAACCATACCACCGGCGGCGAAGCCTGGTTCTGGGGGAAGAGCCATGCCGGGCGCTGGTGGCGGGTTATTGATGTACCGCGCCAGGCTGCTAAAAGTGTAATCACCCCCCAGCGGCCCCATCAGCTCATCAAGTTCAGACTGACTAGCGTAGCGGTTGGGCAACCGGCTGAAGAACGCCTCCGCCTTGGTTGGGTCCGCGCCGTAATCGAGCACTTGTCCACGCCAACCTGAGATGTCTCGCAACCCGGTGTTCTGCAAGTCACCCACATCAGACCACTTGCCCGACTTGACGAAGTCCTGCACGAATGGTAGGTACTCCGGGGCGGGGGCGCGGTTCTTTTTGCCTTTGATTTGGACGATGCGTTCTTGGGGTAATGTGTTTTCAGCAAGATACTGCGCGTAAGCTGCTTTCGTACTAGGTGTGTTCGGCCTTAAACCCATATTCTCAGCGAATGTGTAAATGTCACCCGCGTCTTCAACGTCTTGTCCAAACGGAACTGTCTCCACCGTAGCATGCGGCTGACCCTTACTGTCACGCAGGGAGTAGATGCGGCTGCGGCCTTCAGCTACGTCAGGGCAGTAACCGCCGACGCAGTGCTGCATGGTGTCGCCTTCGTACTTGAGGGCGTCAGATAGGGTTTTGTATGTACCCTCAGCATCATGCAACCCTGCGTCTGGATTTACCCCCGGCTCTTTTAACTCCACCCACTTCATCCCCTGCTCGGGGTACTCTTTGAACACTTGCGTGGCCGCATTGTTAGCGCGGGCCATGTCGGCTTCAACCTTCTGCGCCGCGCGCCATGCGTTGATGTCCGCCACGCGCTCAACGGCCTGCGGCACGGTGATCTTGGGCAGGTCTTTGTACTTGAGCAGCAGCTCTGCGGGCAGGCCGGACTCAGGGTTGGTCGCGTTGCGCAGCTCGTCGATGAGGTGGTTGAAGCCGAGTTCTTCGGGGAAGCTTTTCTCTGGATAGTAGACAGGGGTTTCTGGCGGCACCTTCAGCAGCCAGGGGTTCTTGTCGACGTTGGAGAGGTAACCCCGGCGAATCTCAGACTCCGTTAACGGTAGGGTGTGTTTACCTGCGGTGGATACATCCAGCGCAGCATCAGAAGCATTCTCCCATGCTCGGGCAACCGGCGAAACACTTACTCCGTGGATCGGAAATCCTGCTTTCATTCTTGACACAGCCACTTGCTCCGGCAGCCAATCCCCATACAGTGCGCCTTCAGGGGTGTAGGCATGCGACCCCTCTCGTAGCTGCAACAGTGCCTTCTCTTTCTCGAGCCCGATCATTTGCTGCCGCATGGAGGTCAGGTACTCAGGGGGCACCCCGCGTTCCCCGGCTACTTGCGCGACCTTAGCCCCTAGGGCATCAATCCGACTCTGCACCTCGGCGAGCTTGGCTGGTTTGTCCACAGCCCACTTCTCAGCCAGCGCGCGGATAGGGTCTCCGGGCGTCGCCATCTCATTCTTGACGTAGCGGGTGAGTTGCTTGTCAATAAAGTTGTTGAGTGCTGCTTCCCGTTGCCATTGAGGTAGACGCTGATTCAACTGGACCAGCGTTTCCGGTGTCGTGGCCGGGTTAGCAGCAGACGAAGCGTACAACTGAAGAGCCTCTTCGGGGTTTTGGTGTCGTTTCAACCCCCGAAGCGAGTCCTCTACCGATCCGCTCAACCAGTTGCCGCCCGGGGCTTTGATGACGCCGCGCTGAGCAGCTCGACTACCTGCACGTGGAGACTCGGCTGCTATCCTTGCGGCCAAATTAGCTAGTTCGTTTGTACTTTTAACACCTAAGCCTGCAATGTTTGTAGAACCTGCGCCGCCAAGCAAGTTGCCTGCTGTAGTGAATGCTTTACCAGTTGGGGTCTGATTCAGCTCAGCGCCGGGCAGATATTGATTGTAGAACTCGGTTGTTGGCAATTGCGGCGTAGGGTCTGCACGACTGCCAATGCCAAATGCACGTAGTGCAGGCAAAGCATTCAAAAACTGTGAAGGAACTTGAGACAGACCTGAACGCAGTAATCCCTCAATGTCCCCTGGCAATCCTGCGGTTCCTGCCGCATAGCCACGAAGTGCAGATAGTGGGGCATTGGCGGAAGCGGTTCTGTCTTGCTGAGCGCGCCGGGGGCGCATCTGGGGGAATACGCCGAATGCGGCACCGGTGTTTTCAGCCACAGCTGCACTCCTTGAGTTGGGCGAGACCGCCACGAGCTTTGTTTATCCACGCACGACTCGGCATACGTTGCGGGACAGCTTGCTCAGCGGCCTCCAGCACCAGCTGCTCTAGCTGTTTTTGCGAAGTCGCCCGCTGCCCCAATTCGATACCCAAGGCGTTGTTGTGGATGTCTTGGTCGTAATCGGGAGGCATCTGCCCCAGCCCCAACATTAAACGCAGCGCTGAGAGCGGTGAAGTTGAATACTCGTGGACTTTCCCGAGCAAGGTGGCGATTGTCGGGTTGTACTTGCGGGCCAACGTACCCGCAGCGAGCATATGGCGCATGGCGTCTTGCTGGTCACCCTGACCTAACTGCCCCGCGTACATGTCACGCGCGACAGAGCTCGCGTAAGGCGAGACCGAGTACAAGTAAGGTGCGTCAGAGGGCATATCGGCCTACCATTTCACTTTGTCGGCCCAGTACGCAGCACTGGACTTGCCCTTGGCGATGTTGGCAGCGTGTCGAGCCTTGAAGCTGTCGCGCTTGGCGGTGGTTGCGGAGGATTCACCGGCCCGGGGCTTGCCCGCTGTCTTAGCGCCTTGCTCGCCGAACCGAATCACCTTCTCCTGCCCGTCGGTGCAGGCCTTCACTACGTGCGACTTGGTCGGGTGGGTCGGGGTGCGCTTGGGCGTGTTGCAAGCCATGTCGGCCTTCTTTACGGGCTTGGTCATTTGGACTTCCTAGCTGCGGCGCGCATGTTGTCCACGAGGTTGGGGTAAGGGCGACCGGCCTTAGCAGCTGCAGCCTTTGCGCTCGACTTAGCAGCGGAGGACAGGGGCTTGCTGGGTCCAATTGAGGCTGGACGCTTCTTGTCCCAAACGGGTTTAGACTTAGGCTGCATAAGGGTTCAACCTTTCTTTGTTCTGTGGTCTAGGTTCATCAACGTCTTTAGCTTGCGGCAGCTCAAACCATCCGTCATTCTTGAGATAGATGATGGCCTGAGTGAACGTGTCAACATAGTCGTCATGTTCGGCCACAGGGAACTTGGTCAGCTGCTTTATGAACGGCTGAGCCCAGCTTACAAACTGTCCTGGGTTCTTGCTTGACTCCGGGATCCATAGTATGTCCAGCTCCAGGGTTGGTGCGGCTTGATGCGCACGGGCTACTTTGTCCGCGTTGCCCGGATTATACCCAACAGCAGGCACTTTCGCCAAGCGCAGGTCTTGTAGCAAGCTTTGACCGCTGGCTTTTTCCTCAACGAGTATCCTGTCCGGCCGTCGGCCGCGCACTTGGTGTCCAGCGCCTTTGCCTGCATCGGCGCCGTACTCAGCGGTCCAATCGTCCACAGCCCTGGTGCGCAAGTCAGGATAGCCAAGGTGTTCGTCCCATGCGTCGAGCAGCATGCCGTTGCGCTTACCTTTGTGCGTGAACAATCCCCACACACTGCACGCTGTGGGATCGCCTGTAGTCTTTTCGGTGAATGCGCAGTCATAGCTCTGCAGCACGTACTGCAGCACTGGTCGGCGCTCAGCGGCAGGCCACATTTGGAAGTGTTGGGTTTTGAGTAGGCCGCCAGTATTTGGAACCGGTTCTTGTTGCAGTTGACCACTAGCGCCATAAGAGCCAAGTAGTTGCTTGAGAGCCGTAATCTCGGCCGGGCCAAACCGCTCCGGACAGATGAGCTCACCCTTTTTGGTACGAGGGTCGTAGGTGCCGAGCGATGTAGTGCGGCGCTTGCCGTCCCACTCCGCAGGAATGCAGATGTGCTCCCAGCCCTTGATGTCCTCTAGGATGTGACCGCTGACGTCACTTTCGTGCAGTCGCTGCATTACAACAACCATTGCATCGGTCTTCGGATTGTTGAGCCGTGTGCTCCAGACCATGTCAAACCACTCGATGGTGCTTTCCCTCATCGCATCAGATTGAGCGTCCTGTGCGCCGTGAGGGTCGTCCAAGACCAACCTAGATCCGCCTTCACCTGTTGCAGTGCCTCCTGGTGACGTGGCAATGCGGTAACCAGTCTTGTCGTTCTCAAACCGTTGCTTGGCGTTTTGGTCGCCTGACAGTTCAAACAGATTGCCCCAGCGTTCTTGATACCAGGGCGACTGCACGAGCCGCCGAGCCTTCAAGTTGTCACGGATAGAGAGGTTGCCCGCGTAGCTTGCACACAGGAACTTCTCTTCTGGCTTGCCAATCCATTCCCACATCGGCCACATGACAGACACAATCGTGCTTTTTGAATGCCTTGGCGGAATGTTGATGAGCAGCCGACGAATGTCGCCACTGGAGATGGCTTCAAGGTGTTCGCAGATCTCTTCAATGTGCCACGACGGAATGAACGGAATGCCAGGCTCCACCACGTGCCAGCTCTGCTTGACGAACTCGTAAAGGTTGCTCTCCGCTCTGCGACGGTTTTGCTCATACTTGATCATGTCAAGTATTGCCGCAGGACTGAGTGGCGCGTTCATTGGCCTGCGGCTTTGGTCATCAACTTTTGCATTGTGTCAAGCTCTGCGTCACTCAACCCTTTGAGGTCGACTGCTGCAATCGGTATTGCACTGCCATTCGGCCCGCTAATCTCACTGCGAGCCAACTTAGGCACATGGTACTCGACCACGCTTTGGAACAAGTTGAACGCTCGTTCCGGGTTTGGCCGAGTTATGTAGACTTTGTTGCCATCTTGGTCGTAGACTTGCTTGCCATTAGCATCAAGCATTGGAGTGCCTTCAGCCACGGCATCAAGCCAGCCGGTCAATCGATGCGCATTTCCGTCGACAAACTCAGCAATCGCTAGTTTGGCAGTCAGCGTCACCTTGTTAGGGGTCCCTGGTTGGCGTCCAGAACCAGCTGGTCGCGTACTTCCTGGTTTAGCGCCGCCGCCATTGTTTGAACCAGGCAAAGCTCCTGCAGTTCGCTTTGGAGCAGGGGTTCGTAATTTCATAATCAACCCTTTCGGTCAGATTGTCTTCTACGGATTGTATTGTATTTATTTTTATCTAAAACTACTTTGGTTGGCACCGTGGTCTTGCCAGGATCATCCAGGAAGCGCGCAAGCCACGCAGGAGGTTGATCACCATAGACGTAGCGCAGAAACTCACCGTACGCCGCATTAGCTCCTTCGCAAACCAGCACTACATAGCCTTTTTGCCTAAGCTTATCGATGATCAAATCCTGATTATCACTAGTTTGGCCGCCGACCTTTTTCATCTCGATGAACAAGCCATGTTTGTCGCCTCGAGGTTCGGCCAAAAACAGGTCAGGCACTCCGGCCAAAACTCCTTCGCGTTTCATCTGCGCAGCAACTCGAGGGTCTCTCTTTCCTCCGTTCGGTATGCTCATAAAAACCAGGTCAGGATGGAAGTTGCGCACTCTGGCAACTAGGGTTGTCTGCTCGCTAGACTCTGACTTTGACTTAGTTGTAGACAATACTTTTACTCCTTGTGTGGGTGTGAGCGTGTCACGGTGTGGAAGGTAGGGTCGAGTTCGCGTTCACTTCCAGTCCGCCCCCACAAATAAACATATACAACTGTTTTCATATTTATATATTATTCTGCCGGCAACCAACTTTATACTATTAACTCGAACCTCGAACCTTTTAGGTATAAAGTATATAGAAATCAACAACTTAGAGAGGGTCGAGTTGAGGTTCGAGTTGAGGTTCGAGTTCGAGTAAATCAACTCAAAAGGTCAGTGTCCGAGGTTTTATCCAAAAGTGATCTGACTTTTTCGTTTTTTGCCGAGTCGTCCAATCCTTTGAAAAATTCTGAACTCGACCCTTTCAACCAGACTTGACATTTTGTAGTTCGCCATTTGACTGGCTTTTCCATGCATGAAAAGCCTAATTTCAAGAGCATTTTTTGAAGTGCTTTGCCTTTTGGGACTTCAATTTCTTCAATCAAACTGATCGCCATAGCTAGATGCTTGCTCGACAAAATTTGCTCATTGAAGCCGTATCCACCCTCTGCAATGAGATCTTTTACAGCACCAAACTCATCGGCAACGTTGAGGCTGATCATCTGGTTTTTAGCCAACGATGATGGTGCTTGGCCCTTTGGGTTGAACAATGGGCTGAGTTGGTACTCAAGCAACCATTTCCTAAGACCTGCAGCATGGTCTTTTATGGCATTGAACAGGTTGCTGAAGTAGTCTGAGTTGGCTACTTTGAGCAGCTCTTGTTGGTCATTGAAAGGGGTGAACTGAACCCACCATCGGCGGTCCGTATCCTCAAGCGGAAGGGCATCATGGTGGTTTGTGAATGCAATGTAGTTGACCGTGTTTGGTGCCACATACTCATTGACCCCTTTAGGGTGGATTGTGATCTGATCATTCGTGATGTACGGCTTGATGGTATTCAGCACATCATGGCGGTTATGACCAACCATGCGAATCTCTTCCAAAACATTGACGCAACGGCCAGCCGCCCAACTCGTAAAGCCAGTTGCCAAAACCGAAGGCGACACAATGCCTACATTAGCCATACCCATCACACCCATCATCAAGTTGCCCAGCACGGACTTGCCATCGCCCTCAATGCCTTTGATCAGCGGAGCCCACCGGATCTTAGACCCTGGATTCTGGACACAGTAAGCCATCCAACTGAGCATGATTTCTACGGCGTGTTGTTCGACCAAGATCATTGACAGATGGGCTTGCACAATTTTTATAGCCTCATCGTCGCCTGAACTAAGCATTGCCGGCACATCTGGCGGACTGTTCTTGTTGTACTCATTGACGCATTCAACCCCATTGAGCTCAAACAAGTCATCAGCCATGGGCAAGTAGATGATCTTGTCTGGAGTTGGAATCCTAAACAGGTCCAAGGATAGAGTGGCCGCTGAGTCATCGCCACAAAACCGGTTGAACATTGCCCCAAAGCCTTGTTGCGAGACTTTCCTTTTGCTAGTCACATTGAAGAACTTATCTTCATGGGTGACATAGACCCAATCACCTAGCCATTCAGGCACGCCCTCATGGACTTTTGGCTTGATCAGATTCTTTGCATCGCCGATTGAGATGGGAAAGTTTAGATCCTTGAATTTGGTCTTAAGGATGCCGGCCAAAACGTTGCGGCTGATGTGGTCAAGACCAAGCTCGGACTTAATGGCATCAACCACGACGGTCTTAAGCTGCTCAAGGTCTGTCTCGTCAATGATCAAAGCCTTGCAACGATCAAAGGTCTTAGTCTGCTCAACCTTTTTATTGTCATTGGCCCGTTTGATGATCGAGGCCAATGTAAAAGCGCCTGAGCCGCCGGTCTTTTGTTCGCTGAATGAGTCCCACTTAGATTCCAACTCACGGCGATCATATGAGCTAGTCCCTTGACTGGCTTGGTCCCATAGCTCTAACCAATCTGGACCGCCCCGGCCTTGATGGTGCAGCGCCATACCTAGCTGCAACCAATCTTCATAGCTTTCAAGTTCACCAACAAACGGCAGCAGCTCGGTCTCAACCCTTTCTACATCCCAATCATTGAGAGGCGGCTTATAAGACTCAAGACCAAGAGCCTCATTTGATCCAAAGTGTCGTTCAACAAACCACGACACGTCTTGGATTGAACTAGGCAAAGAACTGTGACCATTGATTGCATGACCAGTCACTGTAAAGTAACGGCCATCTTTGTAAACCTCAATGTCACCGACTTTGCCTGATCTGGCTAAGTTAGACCGGGTGAACAGTTTGATGCCTGTGCCTGAAGGGCTAGTCTCTGCGTAACCATCAACCCGATCCAACAACTCCTTGGCTGCATGGTTCATTTTGCCATCAACGACACAATCATCTAGGTCAATTCCCTGGAAGTCACCAGAGCCATCAATCGTGATACCTATGCCATCAAAGCCATCAATCAAATAGGCATCTAGTGCATCTTCGTACGTTGACCACGTGCTAGGGTCTGTACTCTTTGCCATTCTGCCATTTGTTTGGTACGGTATTTTTTTCCACTTCTTGCCATCTAGCACTAGCTTCCACACTACCCACCTTGGGATGGCCTTTAAAGATTGAGGGATAAACTCAGGCAATACTGGTAAGACAGTGGGTTTAGCTGACATTGCGTTCCTTTGCTTGGTCGGCAATGAGGGCTGCAGCCCCAACCTCCATGAACGCAATGATCAAAGAGCTTCTATTCATGCCTTTTGGCAAATTAGACGTGGCTTTTAAGGCCTCAGCTAGATAGATCCTAGCCGCATCACAACTGTCATAGACGCGGTCCTCTATGGAAGAGGCCGGCTGCGGAGAGTCCATAGGTTTCTTTCTCTGCCCATTCACAAGTGTAGGTTGAACGGCGGCTGTGAAAGGGTAAAGCTGCCTCGTCGGTCAAACCATCGGTTTGCCCCAAGTCCAAAAATCATTCTAACCTAAAAATTAGATGTACAATCATGCACCCAAAACTTTTTGTACAACTATGACCAAAGACCACAAACTTAAAGCCGCATGTCAACTAGCCTTGGATCTAGTCCATGGGCACTTTGGCACCAAAGCCGAGATGGCCCGAAGAGCAGGCATGAGCCGCAATGCAGTATCATACTGGTTCACCAGAGGCCAGATAGGTAGGGCTGCAGCCATCAAGTTTGGCAAGATCAAGGCTCTAGGCATGAGCAAGGAGAACCTAAGGCCCGACATCAAGGACTGGACCCCGATGGCTAAACGCAAATAGTTGCAAAATAGTTGTAAGCTGCTTAAAAGTGTTGTACAATGCCCTTACGGCAACGTCGCCGTCTCAATGTTGTAAAGGATCTAGAATGCGCAAAAACAAACGTCGAATTTATGCCATGATGGCCACACAAACTGTGAACTTTATGGGATTCAAAACTCTTGCTATGAGTATCAAGTGATGAAGTTCAAACTTGACATAGCTAGGGATGTAGACACTGATGAACCTGGAGTCTACATCATGAACTTGCCAGGTGGCTGGAAGTTCAACCATGACCCATTTGATTTGTGCCATACACGAGCGTATGACTCAATGAAAGAGTTGCGGGCAGACATCAAGCATTCGGTCGAGCCGTGTGCTTGCGCTGAATGCAAGCGAATGATTTCCGCAAAATAAATTGTGCAGCACCTAAAAAGTGTTGTACAATGCAATCACGGCAACGTCGCCGTCTCAATGTCGAAAGCTTATCATGACCGTCCTCACTGCAAACAACCCACTCATCGTGACCATCAAAAACGTCTATGGCAAAGAGATGATCTATCCTGCCAACTCAGTCGCACAGATTTTTGCCGACATTGCACGGCAAACAACCTTGAGCCGTGACACACTCAAGCTTGCACAAGCACTCGGCTACAAAGTTGAAGTCAAGCAGCAAGAATTGTCTTGGTCTAAAGATAACGTTCTTGGAGAATCATTTGCTGGCCATTGGGCAAAAAACGGCGTTGCTTCTTAAAACAAACTACTTTGGAACTGTCATGAACGCACTCACTAAAGACATCATGAAGTGGCTCAACATTGACGTTGAGCTTGCAATTGCCGTGCAATACAAGATGATGGAAACCGGCATCAGTTTTGGCAGCAGCTCAACGCGTGAGCTCAAGCAGTGCGCAAAAGAATGTCTGGACTTGGTCAAATGAAAGTCTTCTTAGCACTTGTTGTCATATCGGCCTTAGTGCCGTTCGTTTGGTTTGGCTATTGGGCTAGAACCGCCATAGAGCGGTTGTGGGATTGGGCCATTTCCAAATGAAGCTCTACAGGCATCAAGTCCAAGCAATCGAGTGGCTAGGTCAAAGACCTAAAGCCATTCTTGCGCTTGACATGGGTCTAGGCAAGACTTGCGTGTCTAGCCTAGACCTGTCTGTGCCTGCATTAGTCGTGTGTCCAGCATCACTCAAGCTCAACTGGCAAGCCGAGCTCAAGACATGGCGGCCTGAACTCAGCGTGCAGGTTGTTCGCAGCCCCAAAGATCCAATCAAAGGCCTTGACGTCACCATTGTCAACTATGACATACTAGGAAAACTTGACCTACCAACGCCGTCCACTTTGATCGTAGACGAAGCTCACTACATCAAGAACTACAAAGCCAAGCGTACCAAGTTGCTGATGGCCTTGATCAAAGCCACAACCAATGTCAGCCTATTGACAGGCACTCCTATAGTCAATCGACCCATCGAACTGTGGACCTTGCTCTATTCGATTGGAGCTACAAAGCTAGGCTACTTTGAGTTTGGTATGCGGTTCTGTGCAGGATGGAAAACACCCTGGGACACTTACGACTTCAGCGGCTCAAGCCGCAAAGGCGAGCTGATCAGCGTGTTAGAGCCATTCATGCTGAGGATGACCAAAGAAGAGTGCATCGACCTGCCCTCAAAAACCTATCGAATTATTGCCCTTGATTTGCCAGTTGACAAGCGTGAGAAGCAGTTCAGTCAAGACCAGATTGACAAGCCAGATTCAATCCCGTTTGAAGCCATCAGTGACATCAGACGACTCAACGCAGAGCGCAAATTAGACCAATCTATAAGCTACATCAAAGACTGCCTTGAGCAGGTCGACAAGGTCGTGGTCTTTGCACATCACACGCACATCATCGATGAACTCATGAGTGCCTTTAAGGACTATGGGCCAGTCATGATCACGGGGTCTGTCAAGAACGAAGACAGACACGCAGCAGTCTTAGCATTCCAAAATGATCCTAAGTGTAGGGTCTTTGTAGGCAACATCAAAGCCGCTGGAGTGGGTCTAACCCTAACAGCAGCAAGCCACGTCATATTTGTTGAAGCACCATGGTCTCCTGCAGACCTTCAACAAGCAGCAGACCGCTGCCACAGAATCGGTCAACAAAACAGCGTCATTATTGACTTGTTGACGATAACCGGGTCCATCGATGAAATTATCTTACACAAGATTCTGACTAAGATGGACGTCATTGACAGTATCATTAAGGAGTCCACGGACATGAACGAGAAATTGATTGCAGCCAAGCTGCGTGAGCTGGCCGAATTGTTTGAAGGTATGGAACCTGTTGCTAAAGTCATCGAGCAGGCAAATGATAAGCAGCTCAAGGCCATCGAGCAAGCTGCACCTAAGGCCATCGAGCAAGCTGCACCTAAGGTTGCAAACCAAGCCAAACAAATGGAAATTGAACCATTCACGCTTGACAACATCCGTCAAGCCATGGCTAGGTTGATCGGAGCCGGCAAACGTGACCAAGCACTTGCCATTCTTGCCAAGCTTGGCGTTGCTAAAGTCAGTGAAATCGCCGAAGAGCAATTTGATCAAACCATGGAATTGATCAATGAAACACGCTAAGCTCTCACCGAGTGCTAGCTCTAGATGGATGACTTGTCCAGGGTCTGTTCATCTAGAACCTGATGTCAAAGGTGGTGGTTCAAGTGTCTACGCAGAAAAAGGCACGGCAATGCATGAAGTGTCTGATCTGTGTTTGACCAAAAACCTTAAACCAACCACCTTTGTTGGCAAAACGGTCAATGGCCACATCGTCACGCATGAAATGGCTGAACTTGTTCAAGTGTATGTCCACTACATGCAAGCCCTAAACGGTGACAAATACTACGAAGAAAAAGTCACACTCGCAGAGGTCATCAATGACTGCTGGGGCACGGCCGATGCAATCGTTGTTGATGGTTCATTGATGAGGGTCATTGACCTTAAGACAGGCGGTGGTGTGCGCGTAGAAGCCGAAGGCAACACCCAATTGCTTTGCTATGCACTTGGCGCTTACCTTAAGTACAGTCCAGTCTACGATATAGCCAACATCGCGATGACCATAGTGCAGCCACCGATGAACAGCATTGACAGCTGGACTATTGAACTAAACGAACTCTTAGCATTTGCTGAAGAACTAAAGCGTTCTTACGCAGCCATTCAAAACGAACCAAACAAGTTTGTGGCTAGTGAGAAAGCTTGCAAGTGGTGTCATGCAAGAGCCAAATGTCCAGAAATGAAACGACTGGCCAATGAAGCAGCTGCGGTTGACTTCAAAGACATGAGCCTAGATAGCATTGAAGAATGGATGCCTAAGCTTAGCCTGTTGCAGTCATTCATTGATGCGGTTGAGGCTAAAGCCAAAGACACTCTACTTGCTGGTGGTCAAATCAAAGGCTGGAAAGTAGTAGAGGGTCGCAAAACCCGTGACTGGCTAGACAAGTCAAAAGCCGAACTTTGGTTCAAGCAGCAAGGCTATGACAACATCTACACTGAGTCTGAGCTGTTGAGCGTTGCACAGATGGAAAAAAAGATGAAGTCTGAAAGTTTAGACTTTACAAACTTCATCAAGGTTTCCAATGGCAACCCGACCATTGTACCTGAAAAAGACAAAAGGGGTTCAATAGACAAAGGTCAGTCAGCAAAAAAAGATTTTGCATAAAGTCAAAAATAAATTGTGCAGCGCTTAAAGGCGTTGTACAATTCAATCACGGCAACGTCGCCGTCTCACTGTTGAAAGATCATCATGGCACACGAACTCGATTTCTCTAACTCCCAAGCCAACTTTGCCCACAAGGGTGAAAAAGCATGGCACGGCCTTGGCCAGCAACTCGAAGCAGGTCAGCCCATTGAAGTGTGGGCAAAAGCTGCAGGCTTGTCCCATACTGTGGAGCGCTCAATTGTTCAATACGAAGCAAACGGCCTTTTGTTGCCCCATACCAACAAAGACGTGTTGTACCGCTCTGACACATTTGCACCTCTCGGCGTGGTCAGCGGCGACTACAACATTGTCCAGCCTGCAGATGTGTTAGACTTTTTTGCACGTCTTGCTGAGAACAACAACTTTGAACTGGAAACAGCAGGTTCACTTTCAGGCGGCAAGCGCATCTGGGCAATGGCTAAAGTCAACGATGGAGCTACCATAATTGGTCAGGACGTCGTCAAACCCTATGTCCTGTTGGCAACATCATATGACGGCACTCTTGCAACCACGGCGCGATTCACATCAGTCCGTGTTGTGTGCAGCAATACGCTTGGCTATGCCTCAGCTGAGTCCGGCGACACAGTCAAAATCAATCATTCAAAAGAGTTCAGCTCCAAAGACACAGCCCTTGATCTTGGCATCGCAATCAACGGCTTTGAAAAGTTCTTGATCGACTCACGCCGCTTAGCTGCAAAAGAGGTCAACAGCACGTTTGCAGTTCAGTTCCTCAAGACTCTGCTGCCTATCAGCATGTCTACAAAGACTGTGAACGGCATCAAAGTCCAAGAGCAAGTGCCTGTTGAAAAGACTAAAGCATTCCAGTCGATCATGGCATTGTTCAATGGTCAAGCTATCGGCAATGAGCTGCCTGAAGCTGAAGGTACTGCTTGGGGTTTGCTCAACGCTGTGACTGAGCATGTTGATCACGGTCTCAACCAGAATGCAGCATGGTTTGGCTATGGCAACGCCTTGAAGAATAAAGCTCGTGACCTGCTGGTTGAGGTCACAGCTTAACAGCATACACGCACTGCCTTGCGTGTATGACAGGTCGGAAAGACGGCCACTTCATCAACGTTTTAAGGACTAAAAATGTCAAAGCTTGTTACCCCTGAGTTCCGCGGTTCTTTTGTGCACATCCTCGAACCCCATGCCATCAAAGGCGTCGAGAATGCCAAAGCACGCTATCAAATCACAATCCCGCTGCCAAAAAAGGACGGCTTCTGGACCAAACTCAATGCTCTGGTTGAAGAGACTGCCAAAGCAAAATGGGGCAAAATCCCTGCAAAGATGAAGTCACCTGTCAAAGATGGTGACGAAGAAGAGCGTCCTGAATTGGCTGGTTGCTACAGCGTGCAAGCCACTTCCAACAACAAGCCTGGCATTGTTGATGCTGCCCTAAACCCCATCATGGATGGCGATGAGATCTACAGCGGTGCTTACTATCGTGCATCGATTCGTGCCTATGCTTGGGACCATCCTACCGGCGGCAAAGGCGTGTCCATTGCTTTGGACAATGTCATGAAAGTCAAAGATGGTGAGGCATTCAGTGGTCGCACCGATGCATCTGCTGACTTTGCTGACTTTGCCAAAGAAGACGCTGACTTGCTTGGCTAAAGTCAATAGCTAGCACGGGTCAACGTGCCAGTCGGGTGAGAAGCCCGTTCAACCAATCAATACGAAGGAGTTAGTTATGGAAAGCAGGATCATGGGCCTTGTCAAGGCCATGCACAAAAAGTTTGACTTGGCCAATACTGGCAAACCTTGCCATCTTGAAGCTCATGAGAAGGCCTTTCGAGTCAAAGCCCTTCAAGAAGAACTTGATGAATACAACGCAGCAACTACACTGGTCGATGAGTATGATGCTCTTCTCGACTTGATCGTGTTTGCTGTCGGCACACTTGATCGACAAGGGCTGCCTTTGCTTGAAGGCTTTGAGAAAGTCATGAAAGCAAACATGGCCAAAGAGGTTGGCCAAAATGGTGAAAAGCGCGGTGGCTTCAAGCGTGATTTGGTCAAGCCTAAAGGCTGGACTGGCCCTGAAGCAGAGCTTAAACTCATCATTGATCGGGTTCCAAGCACTGAGTCAATGGCACCTAGTTCAGATGGAACCATCGTGCAAGGCTTTGCACCTAAGTTTGATGCAACAAAAGTGCGGGTGGACTTGCTGCCAATAGAGCCAATGATGCAAGTTGCCGATGTCTTTGGGTTTGGCGCCAAAAAGTACTTTGCCAATTCTTACCGCAACGGCGAGACTGTTGTTTGGTCACGCACATATGGGTCTGTCTTAAGGCACCTTTTTGCTTTTTGGAAAGGTGAAGACACTGATCCAGAATCAGGCTTGCCACACCTTGCCCATGCCGGAACTCAACTCTTCATCTTGATGGAGCACACCACTCACAACAAAGACAAAGACGATCGCTTTGCTAGGTCACAGTCATGAACGTACAAAGCATCAGAGACCTGTTCAAAGCTATGAAGCCGGACGAATCTGGAATGTTGGAGATTGTCAATGCGTCATTCATAGCAGATGAGCCTTCCATTTTTGGTGAAGTTAACGACTCATGGAATGCTCGTGAGCTTCGTTGGTACATGAGCCAGTCATTGAATGTCAATGACATTGCCCCGCCAGTGCCTACAGTCTGGCAACAAGTTGCAAGCAAAAAGGGTCGTATCAACTCGAACTACGGTTGGTGTGTCTTTAGTCAGCAGAACGGCTACCAATTCCATAAAGCAATCGACTCGCTAGTTGCCAACAAGGCTAGTAGGCAAGCCGTGATCATTTACATCCGACCCTCAATGCATGAAGACAGTTGCATGGATGGAATGAGGGACTTTATGTGTACGTACAGCACTCAGCTGCTCATTCGTGCCGGGCAGCTGCATCACATTGTCAACATGCGGTCCAATGATGCCATCTATGGTTACAAAGGCGATAGGTTTTGGCAAGACACAGTTCATGACTTTGCACTTGCACGTCTACAGCAAACTTACCAAGACTTGGTAAAAGGCAACCTGTACTGGAATGCAGGCTCTTTGCACATCTATCCACGGCACGCCGGGCTTATCAAATGATCTACAACCCTTTTGCATCAATACCTGTCCGTCCAAAAAGTCATGTACGTGGCTGGGCCATGCATTGGGCAGAATGCCTTGGCGTACCGGTTGCAGGGCCAACTGACACGTTAACTTGCCCAACTTTATACATTGAGCACGGTGTCAATTTTGGCGGAGTGCTCAATCTGTTCGGAGGGGTCAGCGAAGGCTTAGTTGACAGGCTTGAAGAGTTGGCAAACTACAAGGGCCAGTTGGTTAGCTTGGATTGGCCTATGCCAAACTATGCACATCAATTGTCCAGGAGGTTAGGCCAAGCCACGTGTTCGCCTAGGCTGACTCCCGCCCTTTTGGCCGACTTGGATGCCCGTCTGAAGAACTCAACAACACTGACCCAACAGGATCTTAAAAGTGACGTGGTTGCAATCGGCGACAGTCACTCAACAGCCTTTGCAGCTAGTGGATCTAGTGTAATTCGGACCAACGGGCTAACTTTGCATGGGGCATTGCAAAAAGGTCATTTTGTTGAGCAAATAGGCCGCTTGGTTCACAAACCAAGGCGCGTAACGTTAGTCTGTGGATCAATAGACATCCGACACCATATCGGTCGACAGAGCGCTCCTAAACAAGCCGTCATTGACTTATGCAACAACTACGCTGATGTGGCTGACTTTTTAACCGATGAGTTCAATCTTCAAGTTGAAATTGCTGCAACTGTACCGATCGAATGGGAAAAGCGCAAGATCCCTCAAACAGGTTTTTATAAAGGAACACCATTTGCAGGCAGCTTAGATCAAAGGCGATATTGGACTGAATTGTTCATAGACAAAATGAGCCAACTGTGTTTGATCAAGCCCCCAGATGATTGGTACTCTATGGGCCCTGAGGAGTATGCAAACACCTACATGGAGCTCAACTCGTCGGTGCACATTGCACCTCCTTTCTATCGTCGTTTTGACTGGGGTCAACTATGAGCATCTTTACGTGCACAACGAGCAAATCAAACATGGACATTCCGGCAGGCATGGATCCGCATGCCGCTAGATCTCACTACATTGCAATGCGCAATGGTTTTAAGTCAAAGTTGTCAGCCCCTGTAGTCCAAGCCCATGGCAAAAAATGGGTATTCAGAGGCGATGCTAGTGCAAGCAGCTTGAAGGGCTATGGTGCTGAGCAATTGATAGCAGAGTGCAAAGAAGATGTCTTAGTCTATTGCGCACCTCGTGTAGGTATGGCTATGGATGCAATTGCAACCCTTGCCAAACTTTATGACAAGCACTGCGTGTTCTTTTGCCCAGCATCAGGAGAGCCCTCAATGCATCAAAAAGCCTTATTGGCTTATGGTGCTGACTTGCGCTTTATCAAAATTGCAGCAATGCCAACTCTGAACAGTTACGCTAAAAAGTGGGCTGAAAAGCATGGAGCAAAGTACCTGCCTTTTGGACTTGGCAAAACCCCATCGGTGACAGCTGGGATTGTCAATCTTGCAGGACACATCACTGAAAAACTAGGCAAAGACCCTAGTGAAATTTGGATGTCCGTCTCTACTGGAACAGCTATCCGTGCATTGCAAATAGCTTGGCCTAAAGCAGCTTGCCGAGGTGTAATCGTAGCTCGCAACATGCACGATGGCGAGATTGGCAATGCAACGTTATGGTCAGCATCTCAACCATTTTTGAAAGACGTACCTCTAAACAAACGACCGCCCTTCCCATCAACTGCAAACTACGACGCTAAGTGCTGGGAAGACTTTGAAAACTTTGGCATCAATGACTCAATTTTTATCAATGTCGGCACCGATGACAAAGTAGTGGCCATGTATAAACAAGTCAAAGATACACCGTTGAGCAGCCAGCGGGAATGGGGTGACATGTCTGACTTGGAGCGTGGACTATGAGAATTGAAACAACAGCCTACTATGATGAGATGGTTCGCTATGCTGGGATGGCAAAGGTCCAGCAAATCGAATGCAACTTAGGCATCATTCCTCACATGCACGGGTCGATCAAAGATGACTTGATGCGTTATGTTGAACTTTATGACGTTGTCAACCGTAAGTATGCCGGCTTTACGCAAATCGTTTTAGATCTTTTCTACAACACTTCACCAGAACACCCGTATGCCCACAAACTGCATGCAGTAAGGCAGCCAATTTGCAAATCGTTTGAAGGTGTTGAAGGCGTGTGGGGCTTAAAAGAATGGCTCTACGTGTTCATCCTACATCGGGTCACAGGCAGTGGCATCAACTACGCAAAAAAGCCTAGTGGGTACAACAACACCATCTTGCCAAAACTTGCCTCATGCGATACCATTGAGCAAATGGCTAAGGTCATTGTCAATCGAACGTCATCAATCTACACTTCAGTAGGCTATCAATTCCCAGCTTTCCCAAAACCTGTAGGAGACTACAAGCTAGGCGGTGACTACTTCTTATGCAGCTACGCCCCTCAACTTGCTAGAGATCTTGCCGAATGGCTAAATGCAAAAGGCAAGCAAGATCTTCGTGACATTGGTGAATGGATGTTCAACTGGAACAAGACTCAAGGGTTGCGAGCCTACAAGTTTCAATACGCAGCAGTCGTTAGCGACATTGCTGATTTCTTTCCTCAGTTCACAAACCTAAACAGTCCATTCTTTTACGGCACAAATGCAAAAGAGTGTTTGAAGTACGCAGCCATCCAGCTGTCTAAAGGCAATGAGCAAGACTTCCTAGACGAGGTCACTATGAAGTTTTGCAATGAGATTGGCTCGACTGCCTATGACGGTGAAGACATCTTTTGCGATGGCATCAGATGGCTAGAAAACTATGTCAGACCTGGCCATGACTATAGCCATGTCAATCGCGACAAAGTTTGGAATAGCAGCACAATCATCGATCATCCCTATGGTCGTCAAAAGGCAATGCTCGATCATGGCTTGATCGAGTCATTCAACCATCTAAGCATCCATCCATCTGATGACTATGTGCTCAAACAAGCCGGAGTGAGCAAGGATCAGTATTTGTTAAAAGTTCACGGCTTAGACTAAACGATTGTACAATTAAAATCATGACAAGACCAACACTAGACCAAACTTACATGCAAGTTGCTAGAGCATTTGCCAAAAGGGCAACGTGTTCCAGAAGGCAAGTCGGTGCCGTCATAACGGGCAATGGCTACATCTTATCATCAGGCTACAACGGATCCTTCCCAGGATCTAAGCACTGCATTGATGTACCATGCGCAGGGGCAGGACTGCCTAGCGGTTCAGGTCTAGATCTTTGCATGTCAGCTCACGCTGAACAAAATGCAATAGCCAGACTGCGTCAAGTCGATGAAGCAGACACTTTGTACTGCACAACGGCGCCATGCATAAGCTGCACCAAACTGGCATTGTGCACAAGCATAAAGCGCATAGTTGCTGATCAGGACTACCCATCTAGTGGCAAAGACTTATGGCTTTTGGCCGGCCGCGCATGGAGTAACTATGCGGAATAAGGCCGTACTTGACATCGAGTGTTATGTCAACTACTTTTTGATTGCCGTCAAGTCCATTGCTAATGGCAAGATTGCAACGTTTGAGCGTTCAGATTGGGAAGACTTTGACACCGAGCAACTTAAGAGTCTTTTGTCCAAGTACACCATTGTCACTTTTAACGGCAACCGCTACGATTTGCTGCTGCTCAAAGGTGCTATTGCGGGCTTTGAGCCTGCTAAGCTTAAGGCCTTATCCGATGACATCATTGTCAATGACCTTAGAGCTTGGGATGCCGAGTCAAAGTACACCCTACCTAGGTGCATGTACATCGACCACGTTGACTTGATTGAGGTGGCGCCAGGCAAAGCATCGCTTAAGATTTACGGCGGTCGCTTGCACAGTAAGCGCATGCAAGACTTGCCAATAGAGCCAAATGCAACAATCAATAAAAGTGAAAGAGACTCGTTGAGTGGCTATTGCATCAATGATCTAGACACAACTATCGACCTATACGGCAGGCTTAGCGGGCAGATTGAGCTGCGTGAACAGATGGGCAAAGAGTATGGCTTGGAGTTGCGTTCAAAGTCGGATGCACAAATAGCAGAGTCAGTGATCAAAAAGCAGATTGAGGCAATCAAAGGAGACAAAGTCTATCGACCTAGTCTGCCCAAAGACTTTTCATTCAGTTACGTGCCTCCCTCATTCATTGCGTTTAAGCACCCAGAACTGCGCTATGCCCTAGACATTTTTAAGACAAGGCCATTCACGCTCGATGAAAAAGGCGACGTTGCTGAACCATCAGAAGTTGGCAAACTTAAAGTCAAGGTCGGGTCTAGCACTTACCAACTTGGAATCGGTGGCATACACTCTTGTGAGAAAAAGATCTACTATGTCGCTGATGCCGACCATGTCATCGCTGACCGCGATGTTACTAGCTACTATCCCAACATCATCCTGAACCAGCTGCTCTACCCTAAACACATTGGGCCTGACTTTTTGACCGTCTACAAATCCCTTGTGGAGAAAAGGATCAAGGCAAAAAGAGAAGGCAACAAGGTTGTCAATGAAGCACTAAAAGTTACGATCAATGGGAGCTTTGGTAAATTTGGATCTAAGTGGTCGGCCCTCTACGGGCCAAACCTACTCATTCAAACCACGGTGACCGGGCAGCTAAGCCTTTTGATGCTTATTGAGGCCCTTGAAGAGCAAGGCATTAGCGTAGTGAGTGCCAATACTGATGGCATCATCATCTATTGCCACAAGCGCAACCAAGCGGCTATGGAAACCATCATTGCCAACTGGGAAAGAACAACCGGCTTTGGCACAGAAGAAACCCCATATTCGGCGGTCTACTCGCGTGACATCAACAACTACATTGCACTTAAGCGCAATGGTGGCTATAAAGTCAAAGGAGTTTACGCAGATGAAAACCTGTCCAAGACCCCAACGACTCAAGTATGCACGCAAGCCGTGGTGGACTACTTACAGCTAGGCATTCCAATAGAAACCACAATCCATGAATGTGTAGACATCTGCAAATTCATCTCAGTTAGAGCCGTCACCGGAGGTGCCGTCAAGAACAATGAGTACCTAGGCAAAGCGGTACGCTGGTACTATGCCAAAGATGAGCTAGGAGCCATACACTACAAGAAGAATGGCAACAAGGTCCCTGTGACAGATGGAGCAAAGCCACTCATGATTTTGCCTGACTCTTTGCCCAATGATATTGATCATGCTTGGTACATCAAAAAAGCATACGCAATGCTTAATGACCTCGGGGTCAAATAAAAATAGTTGTATAGGTCTAAAAAGGGTTGTACAATGCAATCACGGCAACATCGCCGTCTTAATGTTGTAAGGACTTTTTTTTGAGCAATTTTATAAAGACTCGCGTCGCAGGCATTCCATGCACCGCCCGCGTTGACTATGTGAACGTGGTCAAGGGTAGCTACAACTACAACGCTGCTAGCGACCACGACTACCACGGCTACTCAGAGATCGACTGGGAACTCTGCGACCGCCGAGGCCGCCCCGCCCCCTGGTTGGCCAAGAAGCTCACCATCGCCGACACTGCCAGGATCGAAAATGAAATACTCGAGCACTCAAATGACTGAAATCTCTCCAATCCGCGTCGCACTGGCGCTTACCTACGTGGCAGCAATGCTCACACTCTACCTTGATGTCTTTGTCTGGAGGACTGTATGACTTTAATTCAACTTGCCAAGCAAACTCTTCGACGCCTCACCCCTGCCCAAATGGCGGCTACTGAACTTGCAGAAGCCGAACTGCACCGACTTGAAGCACACACGGCAATGGAGTACGCTAGCAGTATGGTTAGCTACGAGGACGCTAGGATTAAACGCCTGCGGAAGTTCTTGTCTGATGCGGAGAAAACAGTATGAGCATTTTGGAAGAGATACGGGTCAACCGCACCCCCAGCCATATGGTGCGCCCCGCAGCCCTTGAGTTGCAAAAGCAAACCAAGCGGATCATGGGCGAGTACGTGGAACGCGAGAAGCAACCCGGCGAAGTGCAAGCATCTGACAACGACTTGTGGCAACGTCCGGTTTACCGCACAGGTGACGGCGATCACACTGCCCAAGTGCCACGCGAGGGTAGCCTTGTGGCTTTTAGCCTGCCAAGCCGGGGGAATCGGACATGACTGACCTTGAAATCGACAAGGCGCTGGCATTGGCTATTGGGCACAAGGTAGCCTATGTAACTGTGCTTGGTGAAGGCATCCCACAAGTGTGGGTGCAAGTAGACCCGAGATTTGAGTGGGCTATTCGCGTCTTCGACCACCGCGACTGGAACGTGATCGGCCCGATTGCGGAGCGGTACAACATGTTTCCTTACAGTGTTGGTGGCTGGTGGAATGTGGCTGGCTACGGGCAACCAAGTTCACAAACTCCACAGAACGCAATTGCATTGGCAGTAATAGGAGCAAAGAAATGAACGACGACGACATCGAAGACCTTTACCGCCCAGATTGGGTGGCACTTGGAATTGCCACTGCGATCTCGCTGGTGTCGCTTGCGGCATTGGCTTTTTTGTTGGGGTACTTGACATGACTAAAGAAGAAATCATCCGCATGGCGCGTGAGGCTGGGTTTGCTGATTCTGAAGGGGTAGTACACGCCGCGTATCAGCTTGAGCGCTTTTTCAAAGCCGCCTACGCCGCAGGAGCAGCAGCCGAGCGAGAGGCGTGTGCAATGGTGGCCGAGCAGCGAAGCGAACCGGGCACTGCGGCTTTCATCCGCGAAAGGGGAAACACATGACTGACAGAGAAGTGATGCAGCAGGCGCTGGAGGCGTTGGTTAAATCAACGGGCGAGTTGCACAGGTACTACAGCAGTCCAACGGACATGCAAATCCTACTCAATCACAAAGTTATCACCACCCTGAAAGCCGCACTGGCACAGTCAGAGCAGGAGCCGAGTCAGTGGCGCGACATGGTGGTGGTCAGCCTAGTCCGAGAGGGCATCAACAAGCACAAGGCACGGGAATTGGCTGATCACTTTGCCACCCCACCCGCAGCACAGCGCAAGTCTCTGACGGACGATCAACTTGATGAAATTGCTGTAATTGCGAGAAGGGGCAATTTGCATGACCTTCGTATTGCCATCGAAGCCGCCCACGGCATTAAGGAGGGGACATGACACAAGAACGATTGACGGCCCTTGAAGATGTTGCTGCCTTGGCAACAATTGGGGCGACTTATCCGGAACTGATGCTTTATTTGCAAGCTGAAATGGCGAAGTGTGAGCAAGCCCTTGCAGCACAGCCAGAGCAGGAG